ACCTGCTGATTACAAGGCAGCTGCTCTACCAACTGAGCTAATCTGGCACAATAGAAGCGACCGCTGCTGCAGCCGCCTCTGCTGTATTAGTTCTGCTCTGCCGCAATGAGGGCCTCGAGAGCAGCCTTGGCTTTGGCCAGACGGCCTTCGGCCAGCTTCTTTTTCTGCTCAACTGTCATCGGGCCACGGGGCTTACGCTCGGGCTTGGGTGCATTCTTCTTAGCCTCTTCGGCCATGTTGAGCAGCTCGTTGTAACGCTCGTACTTATCCTCAGGGATGAAATCAACCACGGATGCCATTATGCTTTTACCTCCTTGTCAGTGTCTGCTGCAGCGGCCTCGAGTTTGGCCAGTGCCTCCTGTGCCTTCTTGATTTTAAGCTCAAGCTTCTCACGCTCGGTGAGGGGCTTGGCCTTGGCCGCGTCCATCGCCTTGTACGCCTCGTCGATGATGGCCATGTACTCATCGTACAGCTCTTGGCCATTGTCGAGGGTCTTAAGGTACTCGACCAGCTTGGCGTTGGGGATGGTCTTGCCACGAGGGCCTGTTGCGTGAGCTGTCTTAACTGTCAGCTCGAACGAGCCGCCGTTAGCCTCAAGGCGTTTGTCGCACGCTGCACGGTTAATGAGCTTGCGACCGGTGGGGTTCTCGGGCAGGAACAGAGTTTCATCCCAGCCCTTGGGCTGCTTCACTTCCAGCACTGTCTCGGTGCCGTCGACGTCCATTATATACTGGTCGTCTACCTTCTTGATTGTTACCATTTAGTAACTCCTCCTTTTATTTCACGCTTATGCGCGGTTTACAATGTGGGATATTATGACCGGTAGGTCGCGGAGCGGCCAGGGCCATATGAAATTTTGACCATATTATAATATATGATAGAATTTTGAAAATGTTACCTATCATTTCTCCCTTAATTTATTTAGTCTTTGTCATCTGATATGTCGTTGTCACTGAACTCCTGAAGGAGTTTGACGTCGTCGCTGTCTGTTATGCCTGTTATGTATGTCGGGTCTCGTTCGGGTATCACAACATGGAGCACTTGCCAATAGTCGCAATCGTTACAACTATATCCATGCTGCTTCATGTACTCAACGTAATTGTTGTAAACGCTTACATGAACCGCAACGATATAGTTCCTGTTGTTAGCCTCTACGACGGTATATGCAACACCATGTTCAGCCAGAGCTACTTTAACAGGCCCGTCGACCAACTTTTGCAATTGGTCCTCGCTAATCTGATAATACTTACTCATCTTTGCCTCCATACAACGTGGTTTCTGTTATTGTTTCACACCCATACTCCAACTTAATAATTGCATCGGGCATGAGTTCATGAAGTTGGGTGGCCAAAATTATTACAAATGGGCGTTCAAAGTAATGGCGAGTAGCAAAGAAATGCTGGCCGTTACGAACTACAATGAGATACCAATACATATCAACCCTCCAGGCCTAATGATTTGGCGTCGAAAATACCGCTTGCAATGAGAACATCTTTGACATCAAACGAGTCGTCTGCTGAAAGTTTGTCTTTACAGTTTATTACGTAACGGATAAGTTTGTCAATGTCTTGTTCTGTCATCGTGAACCATTCCATTTTATTGCTCCTTTATGAGAAATTTGTGGTTTACAATATGGGATTGTGGGGTACCCATGGCTGAGGCCTGATGTTGGATGACATTCTGCACGATTATTGTCTTTCAAATCAGAATATGAAATTTCTCTCATTCTCTTTATATATAACCAGAATGGGGTCATTTCTATTATATTATAATAAAAAAAAATTAAAGTAAGTAAGTCACGTTTAGAAAGAAAAGTAAAATCTTATTTAAGATTAAAAATCAAATAAGATGGACCCCATTCTGGCGATAATATAAAGAATGAATAAAAAATCATATTCTGATTTTCATTACAATCATCATGAAATCGGCCATTTAACCATCAATCGGCCACGGCCAGTACCCCTCAAGGCCATATTGTACACCGCGTTTTATTGAGACTTGTACAAATCGTACAACTTATCAAACTCTTCATCCGAAAAGTCTGAATTTGCCGTCATTCCATTAAGATATTCCTCTGCCCATTCGAGGGTGTCGAACTCCTTAATCTTGCGAGTGCGCTTGCCATTGAACAAGTAAATGGCCGGTTCCAGATAACTCGTTCCCTCTGAACGGCAACGAGAAAGTGTAACATATACAAGTGCATGAGCACCTTGCTTTGTCACATACTTCTTGCAACGTGATTTCTCAACGATATCCATTGCATAGCCTCCTTACATCGTGAATTCGTGGTACGTCGTCCACCATGCGGCTACTGCCAGATGAAAACTTGCCGGGTCATATGCCTCTTGGAACGTGCACCAGAGCTCGAACTCTTCAAGAGTCGGCACCTGGCCTTTATCCAGCTTGCTCATTTTGCACCTCCTTATTCGCAATCGCATTTGCCGTTTAATGGCAATGTGCAATGACATTTTTCACATACACCCGGCGAAAGTATCTCGATTTGTTTAACCGTCGGTCTATGATAGCCGTGCTGCTGTTTAGGCAACTTATCATAGTTGACCAACGGTGTATAGTAGCCGTGCTGCCGGTTAAACGAGAGTCCCCAGGTATTGTAACCTTGGGACCTCGTCGTGAAGTGGTGCACCTTACTCATTTTCCATCGCTTCCAGCTGAGCCTTATACCGAGCGATTTTCTGACGCAGTATTTCCTTGGGGTCCTTGGCCTTGGCCTTTTCATCAGCCTTGGCCTTCGCAATCTTGTCCATGAGCTCCTGGTAAAGGATTTTGTCGTTGTCGTCCAGGTATTCGATGTCCGGTTTTTTCGGTGCGGTGGACCGCTGTCCGATTGTAACCGGCGTCTTGACGGTGAGCTCGAACTCATTCGCCTTTTCCAGAGCTTTGTCCAACTTGGCCTTGTTGATGAGCTTGCGGTTGGTTTCATTCTCCGGGAGGAAAACAGTTTCGTCCCACCCTTTGGGCTGTTTGACCTCGCATTTGATAGGCTCCTGGCCTTCACGATTGAGGTAGTAATTGCCCTCTTGCTTAGTGATGTAGATACGCATAGGTAATCTCCCGATGGGCCTCAGGGACTTGAACCCTTAATTTTGCCGACCAATTGGCCCAAAAGACCGTCCATTGCTGAACGGTCACCCGGTTTACATCGACTATCCTTGTCAGGGAATACGATAGGACTATTGATAGCGCGGCCCTGTATCACGCGCTTGACCACCATTAAGTTGCCGCATTATGTTTCACATGAAACTGTGGTCTATGCGGTCGCGGGTCGCGGTATCCTGTCCACGATATCCGGCTGGGGGCTGTTCCAGATGCACCACCCACTTGGGGCAAGTCCGTCCATCTTTTTCACCGGCCTGACCTTATCGGGGCTGAGAGTCCAGCTGGCTGCCGAGTGTCGGGATGGGTGTGATGGGTTTTGGAGGACTTTGGGATTCGTGGTCCTTGGAGGACCTCCCGTCCTTCTAATATAATATTTTTGAAATATATTAGCAAAAAGATTCGGGTCCCGATTTCTATTTCGGTATATATAGTAAAACTACGAGTTTCCCTGCCAAATTTCCAAATTCTAATCTTATTCTATAATCATTATATAATATATCCCATCATCATTTTAAGATATAATGCGACCATCTCACCCAATCTCTCGATAAATCAATCATGCCATATAATATTATATCTTAAAATCAATCAAATGTCACATTGAACCATATTAGCTTCCTCGTGGCTACGCCATATTATCCCACATTGTATTACAAAAATTTTATAAAATTTGCAGAAAATAACTATTAAGTAACATTTTTATTTTATTTGAATAGAATAATAATGTGAAGTTGTTTAATAAGTTAAAAAGGTTTATTAAGTGGCTATTTAAAGAGCTAAAAGACCCATTGAACATAATTGTATACATTGTAGTAGTAATATTGTTTTTCAGTCCAGCTATAATAGGCTACATAATGGTCTGTTGTGGCGCAAATCCTGCAAACGTTACCTGGGCTACTGCATACATATTGTTCTGGGCTGGGCCATTTACTCCAGCTATACCCATACAGTTGGCTATAACCTTCGCTATCGCCCGCCCGCTGCGTCGCCTAATTAACCACATTGTAGAACGGAGGAAGATGAGATGGCTACTATAATAACTCCCTTAAGCATACGAGGTAAGATACATGTCAAACGTACAGGAACGACAAAGGAAGGAGATGCAGAACCTATTCAACGACCCACGGTTCAGCCGCAAGGCGTGGCAAGCTGTGGGCATGGCTCTGCTACAGAGGCCGGCCATTGTGACCCCAGCGATGTACGACAAGGAAGGTAACGAGACGCGAGACTCGCTCATTGTGCGCTATAGCTACGACAAGCTGGCAGCTGACATAGAGGCCATAGGTGGTGGCTACAAGCCCACAGAGCTCGAAATGATACTTCAGTGCCAGATGGTCCATGCCAGACACAACCCAGCCAGTGCTCAGTTCATACGCGACACGCTTGGTGCCAAGCCCATCGATGAGAGCAAGAGCGACGTGACGGTCCATAACCAGTACGAGACGCTCAGCGACGAGGAGCTTGAGCTGCTTGCAGCACGTCGCAAGGCCCAGGCCACAGACCCCGAGGCAGACCCCGAGCCTTCGGCCTCATTGCCCCACATTGTAGATACAGACGATATAAACACATAAAGGAGGTAACAGTATGAAAGGTACAAAAATTGTCAAGGTGACAGCCGACAGCACCGGCAACACCATCAAGGTCAGTACGAGCAAGGGAGGTAAGTAACATGACATGCGGACCCAGAGGCTGTCCTGGACCTCTTGGTGTAGACCAGGACGGTAATCCGGTCAATAATGTTTGGTTTTGTGATGGCATCGCATGCGACCGTGGTGCTATTCACACTACTTGTAAGAAGGCTAAAGAGGCAGAAGGTTATACATTTGTATACACCGAGCGTGCCAAGATACACCAAAAGTTGCATGACCATGAGCGAGATGTTCGACTGGCATCCATGCCTATGCCCATGAGTAACTCGCCAAGCAGAGTGGCAAAGGCTATACAAGCAGCAGTTAAGCGACTGCAAGAGGAGGACTCCTCCAAATAGCAACTCTTCCGAGGGCGCCCCGGGTTAACCATACTCGGGGTGTTCCCATATTGTAGTAATGGAGTAAATTGTATGATACCTTACACATTAGAAGGCGAATTACTTCGTCGTAAGGCAAGAAAGGATTATGGCACATATGTAGAACTGGCCAACCCAGGGTTCTACATGACACACTTCCATCGTTACTTGTGTGACCAGATACAAGAGTTCTTGGAACACACATGCGAGAATGGCTTCATGGACATCCTCCTGTTGTCAGTTCCGCCGCAGCATGGTAAGTCGTTCACAGTAACAGAGACACTTCCGTCATGGTTCCTTGCTAAGCATCCAACAGACTCGGTTATTATAGCTGGTTATGAGAGCACATTTGCCGAGGCCTTCAGCCGACGCAATCGCGACAAGTTCAATACTGTAGCTCAGGATGTGTTCCTTACACATGACCAGGATGGTAATGTTGTACATGACTGTCGGCCTAACTTAAATGTTCAAGGCGTAGCCATGTGGGAGACAGCTCTTGGCGGTCGTTGTCGTGCAGCAGGTCTCAAGGCGGGTATTACTGGCTTCGGTGCAGAGTTGTTCATAATTGACGACCCCATCAAGAACAAAGAGCAAGCTGACAGTGAGACAGTTCTTGCAAAGATACATGACGAGATGGGTCCATCAGTTCAGTCTCGTATTCATCCTAATGGGAAGCTTATTGTAATACAGACCCGCTGGGTTGAGGGTGATGTCATTGGCTGGATACAGGAGAACTGGGCTGAGTGGATATGGAAGACTATTAACTTACCGGCAGAGTATGATGAGTTTGCAGCTAAGCTTGGTCCAGACCCATTGGGCCGCCACATCGGCGACTCACTAATGGGTGCTCACTTGGGCGACGATGAGACAAAGCTGCCACAGAAGATTGCCAACACAAACAAGTGGTTGCGCAGCAAGAAGGAACTTGTCATACGCTCCGACGGCGAACGTACATGGAATGCATTGTATCAAGGACGTCCTACAGCAGAGAATGGCAACTTGTTTAAAGAAGGATGGTGGGGAGCATATCGTCGCACAGATGAGCTTCGTCAGTCCCTTGAGTATTTGCAATTGTCAGTCGATGCTACATTCAAGAACACAGAAACAAGCGACTATGTTGCATTGGAACTGTGGGGCCTTAAAGGTGCAGATGTCTATTTGTGGAAGCTTGTTAACAAGCGTATGGGGTTCCTTGAAACAGTAGATAAGATTAAGTCTATTGTAAAAGAGTTCCCTGACATTGATGAGTTAGTTATAGAGGACAAGGCAAATGGAAGTGCTATTATTGACGTACTACATTATGAGAAAGATGTGCCTCCAGTTGTTGCGGTTACCCCGCTTGGTGGAAAGTTTGCAAGAGCCCAAGCCACATCAAACTTTGTGGCCACGGGACATGTGAAATTGCCAGACGACTTTACCGAAGAAGAAGCATTGGACGTAGAGTGGGATAGCAAAGAATTGTTAACAGCTAAGGCTAAATTCATAAAACAGCATAGCACATTTCCATATGGCAAACGCGACGACATGGTCGATAGTCAGACACAAGGCATCAGTCGCATAATTAAAATAATAACTGGCGAGATTATAAAGCCGCAACATGCTGCTTCTAAACGATATACCTGTTGGCATGACGATATGTGGGAAGATTTTAATCAGTTGCATACTGATGAAGAACGCGAGCAATATTGCAAAGTCATGGGATATCCAGAGGAGTGGCAAGATGCTTCTTAACTAATATGTCACATATTTATAAATATTGAATAGAATTATAATAGGTACACTTATATGGAACAGAAACTTAAATCAGTAGATTGGTATTTGCAATGGGCTATACCTATTCCAGCATATGTCAATACATCCGAAGAGGAGGATTTAGTTACTAAGTTCTCCGCTTTGTACAGTATTGCACTTGGTGCAAAAGAGAACAATGAACTTTGCAATAGCAAAAATATTGCTAAGTGGCGCAAGGCATATGATGGTACATTAGGTGCTTTGACAAAAGACGGCAAAGTAAGCGATAAGCGTTCTCGTCAACTTCGTAAAGTTGTATACGAGTTTATCGAAAGCAAAGTGGATAATAATATTCCGCTTCCTAAAATGTCGCCTAAATACAAGTCTGACCTGCCTCTTGTACAAGTAACAGAAGACTATTTGAAGTACAATATCGATTGTATTTTCACAAAGTATCTTAATGACCGCTCAGAACGTTCCACATACGTTGATGGTACATCATGGTACAAGGTATGGTGGGATAGTCTTGATAACAGTAACGAGTCAAGTGGTCAGGTAAAAGTGGATATTTGTCTTGCAGACCAAATTATTCCTCAGCCCGGCATAACTGATTGGCGTAAGCTTGAGTATATATTTGAGAAAGAGCAAGTAACACTCAAGCGCATATGGGACTTAACAGGTCGACGTATTACACCTGTTGCAAGTGACACAAGCGAGTTGTCTAATCCTACAAGTAACACCGTCGATAATAGTAGCATTACAATGATAACATGCTATTATCTCAACGATAAACGTATTGTAGGACGCTTTGCATGGGCTGAACATACAAGACAGGTTATATTCAACGATGAGGATTGGCAGATACGCAAACTTCGTACTTGTACAAAATGCGGTCAAGTTGTACCTCAGGCTGAAGTTTGTCCTGTTTGTGGCAGCAAGTCGTTCAAGTATAAGATACCCGAGAAGGATGTATTGGATGAAGATTTGTATGTCATATACAATCCATACGAAGCAGGTGAGACAACTGACCCTAATGAGCGAGACCACTATCAGAAAAAGTTGTTTTTAAGTAAAGGGACAGAGATACCTTTCTATCATGTAAGGATGTTGCCGTTTATACCGCGTCCGGCTATTTCAAGTATTAGTTCATTGTATGGCATGAGCGAAGCCGCAATGATACTTGAAATGCAAGACATGATAAATAAAATGTATACAAAGATGTCAGATAAAACATTGTCCTCATCTGCTATTGTAACAAAACCCGCAAGATTAAATATCAAGAACACTGACGAAGGCATCAAAGTTGTAGATGTTCGTACAGCAGAAGAAGCAGCCATGGTACAGCTCAAACAAATTATGGCTGACACTTCGCAGGATATTGTAGCTGCTAACATGGTATATGAGAGTGCTAAGGCATCGTCTGGTGTAACAGACTCTTACCAAGGCAAGTATGACGCAAGTGCTACATCCGGCAAAGCAAAAGAATTTGCAGCAATGCAAACAGCTGGTCGTATTGAGTCGCTGCGTATTATGAAAGCAGCCGCATTTAGCGGAGTATATGAAGTTGTACTTAAATACTTATTGGCTTTCAGTGACGAACCTCGTAAATTTGCAAAAGTGTTGCCAGATGGTTCTGTGACTGAGGAAGAATGGAACAAATACATGTTCCTTGACAAAACACCGGACGGCACTATATTTTACAGGGATGACTTCCAATTTAGTTCTGACCCTGCAGCTACACTTGAAACAAACAGAGTTGCAATGTGGCAAGAAATTCAAAGTCAGTTCATTCAAGGTTGTATGGGTACTCCTGCAGACCCTCGTACATTGGAATTGTTCTGGAACATGATGAATGAGTATCAGTATCCATTGGCTAAACTTGTACTCGCCGGTATAAAAGAAAACGCACAGCATTTGCCGCAAGAAATAGAACAGTTGCTGTTGCAGCAGCCTGAAATATTGAAACAAGTATTGCAAACTATGCAACAGGCTGGTCTCATGAACGGCGGTGAAACAAGAGGTGGGGCGAGGGAAAATAGTGGTCCCGAGGGCAATGGTGCAACTCATGCAGCCAATGTTCAACGAACAAATGCTCGTAATAGAGCGGCCGAGCAACAAGTAACCGAAGGTCTCGGCAGTACCCAGACAGGAGGTGCAGTATCGTGAGAACTCTCGGTCGTAAGATAATTGTACATAGAGGTGAAACATTTATACTGACACGTAAAGTGTTTAAGGATGATGGTGTTACACCTTTTGTACTCTCAAAATCTGTAACAAATCCATACATTATTATAACTATATCTTCTAATACTTTTCGGGTAGATGGTAAATATCGTCTGAATAGTTGGCTTGATTTGTCGACGTATCCTTCGTTTCGTAGACAGACACCGGAATATAAGTCCAGTGAAGATATTACTGATAATGTTGCACCTGAAGCTCCGGACAATGATGGAGAAGGTTGTATATATTACACGCAAGATACGGCAGGTACAAAATATTATTACTATTGGACAGGAACGGAGTACAAAGATTACTCTTTTGTATTCCACAAACAGTTCTTGAACGTTCATACGAGAGATTGGATTGAAAGCCAATATCAGTATGAATTTAGACTTGTAGGCGGTCAGAAGACACAGTCTTTACTTCTTGATATGTATAAGAGCATTTATCCTAACAGAATGTGGGTGCCGTCAGATGCTCGTACATTGTATGAAGAGGTGAAGAAGTGTCGTCCTGACCTTGTTAAAAATATACGTTGGTCCGCACCGTTGGCAAACTTTTTCACAGAAGATATTTTGCAAAGGCCGGAACTGTTAATAATTAAACCAAATTGTTAAGGAGGTAACTCATGGCAGAAATCGACGTAGTCGAGAAAGTAGTGGCAATGGATAGTCAAGACGGTGTAGAACGTTTTCCTATTGCAGGAACACAGGCTCCAGGTCTTGCTCAATTTGACCCGAATGATTTTACAGTAGACGATGCAGGTTATGTAAAATCCCTCAAAAAGGCCGGTGCAATTCAATACATCGGTCAAATTTTGCGTACATACGAAGACGGCTATGTATGGACGTTGCTCAGCGGTGGTACAAAAGAACCGGTTGATGTTGAGCTGAACGACATCATATTGTGTATCAGTGAAGATGATACAAACGGTAATTTGTATCGTGTAAGTCAAATTGAAGGAACAACCATTCGTTCTTCTCTTACGCCCGTTGGCAATATTCGCGGTCCTCAGGGTGATGTTGGTGAAACTGGTCCCGCAGGTCCCCAAGGTCCCAAAGGTGATACAGGTGACACCGGTCCTCAAGGCCCTGTTGGTCCTCAAGGCGAGATTGGTCCTCAAGGTCCTCAAGGTCAAAGAGGTTTGCAAGGTGTACAAGGCGATACGGGTCCTCAAGGTCAGAAGGGTGACCCTGGTAATACTCCATATATCGGCTCTGACGGAAACTGGTACGTAGGAGGAGTCAATACTGGTGTTCAAGCTCAAGGTCCTCAAGGTCCCCAAGGTGAGTCTGGTGTTGCAAATATCAACTATCGTGGTCCATATGACACTGCAGAAGTATATAATACAAATGACCTCGTAAACTATGATGGCAGTGCTTATATTTGCAAACTTGATGGTACAACAGGTATAACTCCAGGCAATAATAGCAACTGGGGTCTTTTTGTACAACAAGGCGCAACTGGTCCTGTTGGTCCTCAAGGTCCTCAGGGAGCTCAAGGTCCTCAGGGTATAAGAGGTCCTCAAGGCGTTCAAGGTATACAAGGCGCAACTGGTCCCCAGGGTGTGGCTGGTCCTCAGGGTGCGACCGGTCCTCAAGGTGCAACTGGTGCTACTGGTCCTCAGGGTCCTGCCGGCGCAAATGGTACATCTGGTGCGAACGGTCGTGATGCACTTGTTTGTGCCGGTATTGTGAAGACTGCAAATCCTGTTCTTCAAGCAGCGTCGTCCGCAGCAATATCGTCGTTCAGTCGTGCTGCAGAAGCAAATGACAAATTCATATCCGCTTGGCGTAATAGTGAGACACTTCAATCTTTTGTAATCGGTGCGACAGTCACTGGAACAAACAAAACAGAAGTGTTGTTCACAGTCGATTTCATTTCTGAAACAACTGGCGCAAAAGGTGCTACAGGTGAACAAGGTCCTCGTGGCGAACAGGGTCCTCAAGGTGAACAAGGTCCTGCTGGTGTAGCTGGTCCTACCGGCGCCACAGGTCCTGCTGGCCCGACGGGTGCCCAAGGTGTTGCTGGTGCCACAGGTGCTCAAGGTGTTCAAGGACCGCAGGGACCCAAAGGAGATAAGGGCGATACAGGTGCAACTGGACCGCAAGGGCCACAAGGTGTGCAAGGTGTACAAGGACCTGCCGGTCCTACTGGTGCACAAGGCCCTCAAGGTATACAAGGACCCAAGGGTGAGCCAGGTACTGATGGTCAGTCATTCAGTATTGAAACACATTATGACGCACCTACAAGTTTGCCTACTGCAGGAGCAACTTATCTTGGTCAAGCAGCATCTGTTGGTGCTACTGAGCCGTACGATATTTACATTTGTGAGATGCATAACAGTTCTTACGAGTGGATAAATCATGGGCCTATTCAAGGACCTCAGGGTGAACAAGGACCTGAAGGACCTCAAGGACCGCAGGGTGAAGTTGGACCTACTGGACCGCAGGGTGAACAGGGCATTCAAGGTGAGAAAGGTGACAAAGGCGACCCTGGTGAACCTGGTGAACAAGGGCCTCAAGGACTGCAAGGTGAACAAGGTCCACAAGGTTTGCAAGGTTTGAAAGGTGACACTGGTGCACAAGGTCCAGAAGGTCCTACTGGTCCTCAAGGTCCAAAAGGTGACACTGGCGCTCAAGGTCCTGCAGGTGAAGTGGCTCTTGCACTTATAGGATATGCCCAGTTGTCAGCACTGCCTTCTATCGGTAATACGTTCACGGTTCCTACAACACAATTTACTCGCACTCCGGCCATAGACGATATTGTAATGGCTTTTGCACAATATGGCAATCCTGCTCAGTTGTACGGCGTTGGATGTACTGTTCAAGCTGTTGCAGGTGGCAATGTAACATTGCTTATTGATGCAGCATGGGCACTCAAAGGCGATAAAGGTGATACAGGTAATACCGGTGCTCAAGGTGCTACAGGTGCATCTGCTCTTGTATACAGTGAAATTATACAAATGAGTACTGTTCCGGCAGAAGATGCAACTGTACAATTAACAGCAACTTTGTTCAATAGGACGCCAGTACAATCTGAAACATTCAATGGGGTTGTAAGTGGTACAAGTTCCATTGCTGGTCGCAGTTGGATTGTTCCTTTTACAGTAACTACCGTTAGCGGCAGTACTGTTACAGCTACTATTGTAAGCGGAGCAGTAGAAACAACTGGTAAACAAGGTCCTCAAGGCGAAACAGGTCCTAAGGGTGAACAAGGCATACAAGGTCCTCAAGGTGAACGTGGGCCTCAGGGTCCTCAAGGACTTCAAGGCGACCCTGGTCCTCAAGGTGAACAGGGACCCGTAGGTCCTACGGCAGTAGCTGATATAAATGCTCGTGGCGAGTATATTAGTACTACAACATATGTAAGGAATGACTTGGTAAATTATCAAGGCGATGCTTATATTTGTATCGTAGATAGTTCTGTCGGTGTAGCTCCTACGAATACTTCCAATTGGCAGATATTCGTATCACAAGGCGCAAAAGGTGATAAAGGCGATAAAGGTGACCCTGGTACAAATGCTACTATTACTTCTGTAACGGCGAGTGTAGATAATAACACTGGTACACCGGATGTAGATGTGACAGTAGGTGGAACAAGTTCGGCTAGGACTTTTGATTTTGCTTTCCATAATTTGAAAGGCAATACTGGTGAACAAGGTGTAAGAGGCAGTACTTGGGAAACTGCTGATGAGATACCTCAACCCGATGGTACGCAACAAGTTGGCGACCAATTCTTGACTACAGGTGAAAATAACAATGGTAATGTGTATCAGTGGATTGGTAGTCAATGGAGACTGGAAGGTAACATAAAAGGTAAAGACGCTAAGTTTTACATACCTGTACTCGCATCGGCTTTTGAGCCTGCCGGTACAAAACCTACAAGCATAACTGTAGGTTCATGGGGTACGGCGAGCAACTGGTCAGATAATACCGCGGCGGCCACAGGTGATGTGTTTAACTGCATCTATAAGAACACTGCTTCTGATGAGGTATGGTTCTGCACAGCTACTTGTACGAATACCACATCAAATGCAACTATAAATGATGCAGTAAGGATAGGTTTAGATAGTGCTGGGCCAAATTATGTAACCGCAGCCGTTGATTTAATGTTGCCCGTAGGTAAAAATGTATCATTTAATGTTCCTACTTCAGCATTTTTGAGAAAGCCCAAGTATGGAGATTATGTATTTGGTATTGTAACTATAAATATCAATGATGCAGCATCTTTTCAGTTGATTGGACCATTTTATGTTACTATGGCAGGTGATAGCAATTGTAGTATTGTGGCACAAGATAAATGCAAAGTAATAAATGCAGAACTTGATTGTTATACACCATTCAGCGGTAATACCGGAAGTGTAGCTGTAGAATTGCCGGATGGTTTAGGTGGATTTCTTTCGGAAGGCGACTCGGTATCGTTAGGTGGTGTTGGAGCAGGTAATTATTATCGTTTAAGAGGATATATAACCAACATAGGTTCTACGATGGTAACTGTAAATGTTACAGATATACATTTACAATTTGCTATTCCGTCTAAAAAGTATTTACACAATATAGATTTGTGGGCACAAGATAGTAGCTTTGAAATAGGCGTTCAAATTGTAAGTGATGATTCGACAACATATACATCTATTACAACCTTGGTCAGAGCGATATTTAATTCAGTTGTTGGAGTAACTAATAAGTATCCGGCCAGTGGAATGGTTAACAGTGGTGGAATTGCTTATCCTTGTACAGGTATTGGTGTATCTGCAACACGTGTACGAGTACATTATAAATTAACAACAGGTGCAAATGAATATGTACAAAAATCAGCAAATACATCTGATTTAGGATTTGAGGATTTCGTAACTGAAATTTAATGGAGGTAATATAAAATGGATGTCAAATGGATTGTAGACGAACAAATGTGTGCCGTGAATAACGGTGGCTGTAAACTTGCAGCCACCAACGGCATACTGAATGCTATGCTTATGGCTGAGTCTGATACTGTTATGCAATATCAATATGCTAAACAGGCATTGATTAAATTGTGGGCAGAAGACGAGTGTAAAGCTGCGGTAATTGCAAAGATGGTAGACAACATCATTGCCGATGAACAAAATCACATCGAGTCGTTTAATAAAGCGGCTGCTATTATAATCGGCGCAAAGGAACCCAAAGCAGATGAATACAACAAGGCGGTGAAAGAAGAATGATAACTGCTAAACAGTATGATGCTTTGATGACAAAGCTTATACGAATAGAAGGAAATCAAGAAGCTATAATGAACAATCAAATTGAAATTGTAAAGTCCATGAAAGCTCTTGAAAGTAAAACTCTTGTAATAAGTGATGTAAATGAACAAATTGAACAACTCAAAAAAGATGTTAAGTCCTTGCAGGACGAAGGAGTAATGTAAATGGACGGACTTCAAGAAGTTATACTCAGTATACTTGGCCTTTCAATAGGCGGTGTGTCTCTCGGAACTGTTCTTGCAGTTGTAATATATTGCGTGAAAGCAATTCGTAAAAACCGCAAGGAAGCTCAAGCAGCAAAGAAGGAAGTTGCAATAACAAAACAATATGTGGAACAAGCATTCAAAGATGCTATTCTTCCAAAGACAATTAAGCTTGATATAAGTTCCAAAATTGAACGGCCTATTAAAGAAGGCATGACGAGAATTGAAGAACTTAATAAAGAACAACTCGAACAAATTCACAGAGAGAACGTGCTTATTCTCAAAGTAATGAGTCAATTCACTCATGTGAAGAAACTTTCCGAAGAGGACCAAGAAGCAATATCGGATATTGTAAATGAAGAGGTTACTGAGGAAGTAAAACTGTGAGGTGACTTCAATGGCTAAAAAGAAAGTAAAAGCTAAGAAGTTGAAACAACCCTTATGGCAAGAGCTAGTTTATCTGGCTCTTGTCGGGGTTGCCCCAATTGTAATAACTTGTATAGAGTTATTTCAGTCGCACAGTACAGTGTTTAAGTGGTCATTTGCAAGTATTGGTGCTATCTTAATTTCTTATATTGTGATACGTAAGTTTATAATCAATGAGAAGATTAAAAAAGCAAAAGCCGAGATATTGCAAATTGAACACGACTATTCTTTGAATATTGGTGATGAAGCTCTTGCAAAACAAGAGTGGAAACATCTTAATCTTGTAGTTTACATTTACAATGCAATAATGGTACTTCTTGCAATGGCTCTTGTATATCTTTTTGTAACGGCTCTTGTAGATGGACTAATTGCTTTCAAAGGTGCAATACTATTTATTTTGCTTTTTGTATTAGCAGGTATGATATTCAAGGCCTTCACTTATTTAGGTGCAGAGTTTGAAGAAGTAGAGGAGGACAACTCCGATGCGGAAAATAACTAATTTTAGTACTCAAAAGTTAATGACCAAGATTATGGCGTGGGGAACAACATTGTTGTTCCTCGCTGCACTTGGCGTCATGGCATATTTGTCTTTTGTAACAAATATTGAACTTAATCCGAGTATACGTAATATTACGGTTGTTGCTCTTGTAGCACTTGTATTAAATTACATTATTTGGGATAGTCGTTACAAAGCAGACTACGATAAAGTGATGACTGCTGATATTATTAATGAGAAATACAGTATTCATCGTCGTTACTATTTTGCAAGAAAAGGTCTTAAACAAACAGAAGTTCAAGCATATATTCGTCAATACAACAAGGACTATGTACAAGCATGGCTTGATGATGTTGTCGATGAAACAGGTCGCACAATTGAAGAAATTGTAAATGAGCCTTATAAAGGACATGACCATAAGTTGCTCATTTGGAAAGTCAAACATCACAAATATCCTAAGTCAGGTTTAAGACGTTCTCGTGAAGTATTATCCGTACTTAATGTAAGTGGCAGTGATGGTATGAGAATTAACATTAAAAAGTCAGAACATCAACATACCGTAGGACGTATTCAAAAATTGTTAACTTCATTGTTATCTACATTTCTTGCAGCATCTCTTGCAGTCAATTTTGTACAAGGTGACTTGACAAGTGCATTTCTTACACTATTACTCAATGTCGTAATTTTATTTAGTAGTCTTTTCTTTGGTGCACTTGCCGGAATTAAAGGTGCAAAAACAAAATTGTCTACCGCTGAACAAATAAGCGAACTTCTTGAAGAGTGGCGTAAGCAGCCGCCTAAGGAAGAGCCTTATACAGAGTCAGTGGTTATATTAGATGCTGGTGTAAGTATTGAAGATAACAAGTCAGTCGTACAGACTGCTGTTAGTGACAATTCATCTCATACGACAAGTGTTATAGAATTGACATAACACATAGGTAACATTTTTAATTTTTTATAATAGAATATAATTGTACAGCAAAACGGGTGGCCTCCGAAACTCGTACAAAACATGGCCAAAGGACAAATCATATGCCAAATGGTGCTAACGAATTCTCCCTTGAGGAACTGGACAATCTGTTCAAGGAAGAAGGGACGCAGGAAACACCGCCTGCAGGAAGTAATACAGGGTCCCCGGCAACTCCTCCGGCAACAGAAGAAAAGGATGATGTAACAAAAACACAAGCATTTGCACATCGCCTTAAAGAGGAAAAGGAGAAAGCTCGTAAAGAAGCTCGTGATGAGATAGCAGCTGCACTCGGGTATGAGTCTTTCGAAGCTTTGCAAAAAGAAAAAGAAAACAAGCTGCTTGAAGATAAAGGGCTTGACCCTGAGCAAGTCAATCCCATTGTAGAAGAGTTGGTTAAACAGCGACTTGACAATGACCCTCGCATGAAAGAACTTGAAGCTCTTAAAGAGCAACGAGTTAAAGAATTTGCAGAGAAAGAGCTTAAGGAAATTTCAAATCTCACCGGCGAACAATATACGTCATTAAATCAATTACCTCAGGATGTTATTGATGATTGGCGAAAAACGGGTTCTCTTAAATCCTCCTATATTAAATTGCATGGCGAAGAGCTCATTATCAAAGCAAGAAAAGCTCAAACAAAGGGCGGAACAAGTCATTTGCAAGAAACAGCTGGAACAGCTCCTACACCCACAGATACTCGTCCAATGACGGATAAAGAAAAAGCAATTTACAAATTCTTTAACCCAGGTGTCAAAGACGAAGAGCTCGACAAGAAAATGTATAAAAAATAAGGAGTACCATTATGGCAGGTTTTAAGACAGCTTATCTGCAGCGCGAGGTCTGGCTTGACCTTGATGTTGTAGGTGATTGCAAAGTTGGCGACTGTGTCAAGGTTACAGCTGAAACTGCTACAGTGCAGGGTTATATGCAGAAGTCCTCTTTTGCAAATGCAACCCATATTGTAGCACAGTCTGACCAGACACTGGCTTACGGGCATGTTCCCGTTGAAAACAGAGATTATCGTTATGACCCGACAGTTAAACAGACTGTCGGTACAGCTCCTACGGGTAAGACGACAACATGGAAACATGTAGCTCTGTACAAGATTATTAACAAAGACGACGTTGTCCTTGACCCTGACGGCAACGATGTGTCGGCATAAGGAGGTAAAGAACAATGGGTGTAATTATCAATATCGACAGAGCACTTGAACAGCGTTCTGATTATAACATCCTTCGTGAACCGCTGAACGATATGATTAAGAACCAGCAGGAAGCTTGGGAACGTGAGAACCCGATTGACATGCTGTATGTTCGTAACTCTATCGGCAAGTTCCAGGAAACTTTCGTTTCGAGCATCGGTTTTGCTCATGCGTTTGCTGAAACAAACGATTACGCTATCGGGCCTATCTTTAATACCGAAGAAGGTTTCTCGGCGACATATCGTACCAGAACGTTCCAGGGTTCCTTCATTATTACTCAGCAGGTACTTGAAGACCAGGAACTTAATCGCATCAAGGATACAGCGACACAGTTCATCAAACGCTGGCACGGTGACATTGTTGAGTATGCTATGGCGGCGATTTCTTCCGGTTTCGGCGAAGAAGTTGTATGGGGCACTGTCAAAGATGGCAAGTCCAAACTCAAACTCACATCCGCCGATACGGTTGACGGAACTCTGGACGGCGTCAAGAACCCGCTCTTTACCAATAAGCATACAGTTGTAAAGAGGGATGATATGACAGCTGCCGATGTTCAAGCTGCGTATCAGTCTAATAAGTTCTATGCCGACATCAATGTGACCAGCGACGACCCGGCTCGTATTGCTAAACTTGGCGATTATATCAATCAGGTTATTACCTATATGGAAAACCTGAAGGATGATAATAACAAGTATGCTGGTGTCATGGGTGCAAAAACAATTGTCACCTCGAACAATCCTCATATCAAAGCTGCTATTCAGACAGCTCTTGAAATGGATATGTTTAAGCAGGGCGAATCGCTTCAGCTTAACCCGGCATATAAGAGAGCAACACTTAAGGTTACACCGTACCTGAACGACATTCCTCAGTGCAAAGACGGCCTTGGCTTCTTCATCATAGACAAGAGCTACAATGCTGAAAACCACGGCCTTGAAATGACTGAGCGTATCGCTCTCACACTCAAGGTCATTGAACAGCAGAGGCCTGAGGGTATCATCTACGATGGTCGTCAGAGATTTGACATCAACGTTGCGACATGGCGCGGCATTGCATATTGTTATCTCGGCGTTCCGGCCGGTGGAAGTGGCAAGTGGAATGACCCGGCTACATTCACGAAGCTGACACCTTCCGAGACTGTTGTAAGACCCGTCAGTGTTGTCGGTACAGTTACAACTACTACAGAGTAAGGTTTACACTGAGCCTGATAAGAACAAGGGCCGGTCGGCAATCTGCCGGCTGGCTCTTTTTCTTATTTAGACTTTAATCAATTTTAAGATATAATATTTTTAGGTCATATAAATTATCGACCGATTATATAATTCAATCATATTATATCTTAAAATTGATTAAAGTACCATTCTATATCAATAATATAATTATGAGGTGATAAAATGTACACATGGGGCTATATTAAAGAAGCTACTCTTGCAAAGATGGATTTGACTGTTAATCAAGCAATAGATATGGGCTTGATTAACAAAATGCCATTTTATGCAAATGAAGCAATTACTCAAATTACAAGCAGCATAAAAGCAAACAGGAAATATGTTGAATTTCAAGTAAGAGATAGGCTTGAAGTGATACGAGTAATTGCAAATAAGTATCACTTTGATAATATAGACTTTCTGTATATTCCAACTTGTAATAAAGATGGCTGGACACAAGAGCAGATAGATGCTTGGAATATTTACCATGCTTATACATTTACAGAAGAACCTACTAACTTCCCGAATGATTTCTTTGCATGGTCCAGTGATATTTGTTATCGTTGGGAATGTGGTCATTGGACTGGTACAAGCGATTTTGATTATACTACTTATGGTAGTAAACAAATAATATTTAAGCGTCCAGGCGATTATCGTATATCTTATCTTGCAAAGTGGTTTAAGATATTGCCTACTACATCTGATGAAACAGAACTCGATGCTCCAGATGATATTCTTGAAGCTCTCCCTTCATACATTGCAAGCCAATTGTATAAGATAGACGATGAAACAAAATCGGCTATACTTCGCAATGAATATGAAATGGCACTGGCAAGAATTGATGAAAACGATTACAGTACCAATAAAGTAATTGACATTGGAGGTAATTGGTAATGGCAAGAAGAACAATACATCGCAACCCATTGTCAGTAGATACTGATAATTATGACCTCAATGAACAATACTTTAATTTTAGTGAGTTCAAAGGTATAAACAGTAATAAGAATTATGTTGGTATTGACCAACAAACTTTTGTCGATGCTAAAAATATGTACGTTGACCAAGATGGTCAATTGGCAACAAGACCTACAAGTAAGCGTATTGATATATTGCCGGCAGATGAAAAAGTAATATCTGTTGTAAAAGTTAACAATCTTGTAATATATCAGACACTTGACGATGAGGGTAAATATTGGATACGCTTTTATATAGACAAGTGGTATGAACGAGAAGTAACAGAAAAGTTTCATGTAACTTGGTACAAAGACAAATACATTCTTTTTACAGAGAACAATCTGGAAGCATGGTCATATAATTACGATACTAAAACTATAAAATGGTATGTTACTTCTCAAATAATATATACTCCGGTTTCACAGATTATAAGTGGTAGTGTTGTAACAGATGTTGAGTCGGACAACATTTTTACAAGCGGTCGTATTATTCGCTACGATTTTGAGAGTGGCAAAATAACAATGACTGATGGGTTGGAAGGTAAAACAGTAAATATAACTATCGGTGATGAAGTTTTTGAAAACGTCCAGTGGAAACAAAATATGGAAGTCGTATTTACGAAACCGCTTGGGTCAGTTGTATGCAATAGAATATTTGCCAAATCTCCTCGTGGAAATGAAGGCAGTTATAGATATTTTGCATACAACGTGAATGGCAGTTCTGGTTATAATGATTTCTATATAAGTTTAGATGGAAATCTATTTATAGAACTTCCAGTGTTTGAAGGATATACAAATTGTACCCCGGTGCTGTCAGAAGATGGTTTGCGAATATTAGCATTTAATACTGAAATAACCGGATATCAATGGGACGGTCTATGGTATTATGATATTCCAAGTACTGCTACTGATATTCCTACAACACAGTGGGTTCATATATGGGGCGGTGCCGGTAATTCAGGCAAATTTACATTTGAATTAAATGCGGCTGCATCTGGTCAAGAGCATAGTACTCGTTTTACAATGACATTGACACGGGGTCGTATATATTCTACTGCGCATGCTCCTACAAGCGAACATGTTGTCTTTGTATGTGGAGCAAGAATTGAATATTGGGACCTTGAAAACGAAGGGTTACAGTGGATAGACCCTGAGTTGTCTGGGAGTGCAGGTACACACAATCACGGTTATGACGAAAATGTTAAAGCCTTGGTCATTTGTAATTACACTGGCAGCGGCTCATGGTCGGGTTGGCAAGTAGAGGCATATCCATTATATAGGTTTGTATCTTCACCTAATGGAGGATATGAATGGCATCAAGTTAGATATACTATGACTAATGATAATCGTTCATTTATAACATTGTTTATGGATAGCGGTGCTGATGGCAATAGTATAACTCCATACACAGTAATATTGAAGAGCGATTATACTCCATATTTTTCTATTCAGTATGTAGATGCATATGGTTTTGTTATACCCATACTAATGGACTTTAATATAAATTATCATGTAACATTTACAAGTAGCGAACCTTATGGCTATGATGTAGTTGATGCATATAGAGATGGAGTGTTAGATTATTATTTTGCGTGCAATGGTCATGCTAATTATGTTACAAATGAAGATATAATTTGGGACTATAAAATTACAAACACAAGTCTAATAGCACATTATGATGCAGCAGATTATGTATACAAATATGTGTTTACTGATACAAATTATAATGCTGGTAAACGTGGCACATATCCTGTTGTTATAAGCAGAGGTCAGAGTACTAAGCGTACAAATGCAGGAGTAACATCCAATCGTTTTAAGTTGTCATATGGCAGCACATATCATTTGTTAACTGATAAGTATTTTGTATTTGGTACAATGGGTTATACCACTTCTATATTGGAATTGTTTCAACGACCCACTGATAGTGATACAAAGTACGACATAATACCCATATATGTAAGTGATGATGGACAGAACTTTGGATATTATAGCAACAATACTATATACACAAATAATTATGAAGGCCACGTATATGTAGATTACAATGAAGGCGGTACTTATAATTATTATGTGCCAGAGTTTAGTGCAGACTTAATTGATAAAGTTCTGGCATGGTCTAATGCATTGTATTGGACAAGTGCAAGAATGGATGACAATCCAAATTCTGAAACATATGGCAATCAATTATTATATGTATCTTCACAGAATGTAAATGAGTTTGAAGATATAATAACTAATTTGATAACATTTTCACAAACATCGTTGGGTGTGTTTTTATCCAACTCTGTGTATGAATTTCAATACAGTGAAACACTTACAAATAGCCTTGAACAAAACAGTTATATACTTACACCTACAAAATTGCAAATGGGTTGTAAGAAAGGCTCGAGTATCATAATTGCATATAGCAGTTCACAGATATTGTTAACAAATATAAAAGGACTTACGGTATTAACATATCAAGACTTCGTTCAATCTACTGAACAGGTATTCAGTTATTTGACAGACAGCATAATGAATGAGTTTTATAAGTGGGCAACTGGCCCTATAAAGTTGTATCAATATAAGGATTGGCTATTTGTATATCAGCAAGATAATACAATATTGTATGTGTATGATGTACGCAATTCTTCATGGTGGAAATGGGAATTGTTGTATCCTATTCAAGCTTGCGTAACAGTAGACGAAGAATTACAGTTCATAATGAACAATACATTGTATCAATTTGACTTTGATACATTTACGGTGTATGACGATGAAACAGAGCCATTTGATTGGTATGTAATAAGTCAAAAGTTACATTTCAATGCTCCTAATTATTATAAAGTTGTAAAACAATTAAGCATAATAACAACTCAACCGGGTACAGAACTGCGTTATAAATTAACGTTTAAGAATTATCACAATATACAAAATCTTGTAGATAGTGATACGGTTGAATATGACATTGACCAATTAAATACTCTCATAAAAAGAGTTACATTTATGAAACTTAATGCGTTTCAGTTTGCAATATCTAATGATAAGACAAATCCTAATCCAACAGCTTTTGCTACATCGGATATTGCAATTCAATTTAGAATTACAGAGAGGGTACGATAATGGCACAATCTGGAGCAGTTTGGACAAGTAAGAATGTTGCAAATCAGTTGTATGAACAAAATCGTGATTACAACAATCGTCAAACATGGCACACCGCTTTGGCAGAAAACACTGCACAAGGTTCTACTGCATTGGCTGACCTTGAAAGGCAATACAATACTGCTACTAACGAAGCGTATGTGTCATATTTGAAAAATAAGAATGCACTTCAAAATTCAGCAGTTGCAGGTGAAAGCAAAGATGAGCTTATATCGCAAAATGATTTGGCATTACAAGAAGCCTACAATAGTTATCGTAATAGTTTGACTGAAGGTTCTGCGCAAATATCCGGAGCAGTAGCTGAAGGTGAAGCAGCTATAAATAAAGCACTTGAAGAGCAAGCACAATATACTGCTGACTATGCCAATTTGCATTGGGACTATCTTGAACAGTTGTATTATGATTATAGCCAAGGTGAGAACACTATATTTGACAGCAGTCTATGGAGCAAGTATCTTGTAGATGAGCCAGTGCTTGATGCAGAAGGCAATCCAACGTATGATGAGCAAGGTAATCCTGTAACAGAAAAACGGATTATGACTCGTGATGAATTGGCCAATAAGTTGTATGATGCAAATGGCAATCTAACTATGCAAGGTGTAGACTTCTATGACCAAATTGAGAATGCAGTTGCTCAAGGCGGAACAGGTATGAGTTGGGGCGATTATCTTGCACAAGAGAATGAAGATTTGTATAAATGGGCTACAAGTTATAACCCTTACAATTATACATTTGAAGGTACAAATGCTGGTACATTCCGAACAATGGTAGGTATGGCTTCTACTGATAATTTGTATTCATTTGCTGAACGTTATGGCGGTTTAAGTGAAGCAGAAATAAATGAAATGTATGAGCCGTTCAAACAGCATTTGGAAGAACTCAATAGTATAGATGGTGCAAAAGACCCTGACAAAGTCATTGAAGGTATATCAAATATAAACAATGACCTGTGGGATATGGCCGAAGACCTTGGTTTAGATGGCGATATGGAAGAGCTTGGTATAACAAGGCAACAGACAGAACAATGGCTGTTGGATGTTAGAACAGGCGTGAAGAGCGGAAGCGAAGTAGCGGCGGAATATGCAATTATTGTGTCAAAAGATGTTGCATTTGGTGCGGCTGCTGGTACTATCGGCGGTTCGTTTTTTGCAGGTGTAGGAGCAGGGCCTGGAGCATTACTGGGTGGAGTTTTAGGACTTGTAGGCGGTCATATTGAAGCTGAAATATATAAGAAAGAAGTAGAAGCTCATAACAAAGAAGTAACTGACCAATTAAAAACTGAGTATATGCAAATGTTAAATAATACTATAAATCAATCGCTGGCTGGTAAACGTCAGGCTGATATTGATTTTGCCAATAAGATGGGCAGATAAATGATTTTAAGATATAATATTCGGGTCTATAATATGACCTGAATATTATATCTATAAATTGTATTATTGATTTCTATTATATATTAAAAATGGCCAGGTGATGGTTTATTTGATATATAATAATGATATTCTAAAAATGGTCGTGAAGAACGACAAAGGAGTATTTATGGCACTTAAATTTGAAGGAAGTTATCTCAACCGTTATGAACAAGCACATGACTTGTATCAAGACAACCCGTTCTTCAATCAAGAAGATTGGGACACAATGTCTCGTCGTGGTGACCTTGATTTGTATGCAAGTATACTGCATGACTCTGATAAGTTGCCGTCATATGATACCTTGCAAAAAGAGTATCGTATGGACCTCATGGACACAAGCACAAGGTTTACTATTCTTGCAAATGAATTGTATGGCGATAGAACAAACACAGACACTGTTCGTAAAGAGGATGTGTATGATGAACAGGGTAATGTGACAGGCACAAATGAATACAAAATGTCTGACTATGATTACACTAAAAAGCTGCTTAAAGAAAAGTCAGATGCATTAGTTAAAGCTGAAGCACGTCGCATTGCACAACAGCAAAAAGAAGAAAATAGCAATTTCTTTACAAATCTGTTAGGCGGATTTGGTGAATTAGCTATTGGCACAATGGAATTTGTTGATGATATTTTTAGTTTAGCAGAAGGTGTAACAGACGGATTTGTAGCGCTTGCTAATGGCGGCAGTTTTGACGAGGCATTCAGAAACGCTTTTAATACAGGCGAAGGAGGTTCTGCAGATTGGCGTATATTTGACAATGCCGGCTGGACAGATGCTATTATACAATGGAATATAGATAATACTGACATTCGTGATTTGGATGGCAATTTTAATAGCAACTTGGCTGGTGTATGGGGTCAATTAACTCGCATGGTTGGGCAATATGCATTACCGATGGGTGTTGGTAAGATTGCTGGCGGGTTAGGTGCATCTGCAAAAGTAGCATCGGGAATGTCGCAAGGTTTATATTATACAGGATTGTCTGTTGCAAATTTAAGAGAATATGCAAGTAATCCGGCGTATGCTTCTGTTCCTACATGGGCTATTGTAACTAATGCAGCTGCAAAAGGTGCGGTGGAATATCTTGTACAACGAGGATTAAACAAAGTACTTGGTCCTTCTACACTTGATAGTCTTATATTTGGTCTCAAAGGCTCAGCTGTAAAAGGTGCTACAAAAATAAGCACATGGGGTGCACTTAAGAAAATTGGTTTTGATGCTTTTCATGAAGGCATTGAAGAAATGTTTCAGCAGTATGGTGATTGGATTGTTGACCAAGCATTTGCTATCAAATATACTGATTTTAAGTATGCCACTGATATATCTGCCGAGACAATAGTAATGTCATTTGTATTAGGCGCACTTGGTTCTATTGGCGCATCTTCGCTTAGTGTTGCTGCAAGTGGTACCGCTGATTTCATATCTTGGAGAAAAGGTAAAGCACAAATAACAAGGAATTTGTTTAAGTCATGGTCGTTTAAACAGACTATGCAAGACATGGCTCAGCAATATGATACCATAGTCAATAACCCCAATGTTGACCTTGATACGAAACGTGCTGTTATGGGTCAGATGTATGTTAATTATAGGGCTATTGCTTCATTGTATAGTGCTATTGGCAAGGATAAATTTAATCAAGCTGTAAATTTGCTTGAACGTATAAGCAATGAGCCGGAATTGTCTGATGTTGCAATGACAATGTTTGCAAAAGACCTCATGCAAGAAGTACAAACTATGCCTCAACAGTATGCTCAAAAAGTTGTAGAAGAAGTTATTAAAAATGCTCACATGCAAGAGCCGATTGGCGAAATAACTGCTGATACAGAAGTAGCAGATTTGTCGGATGATGTTAAAGCAACAGCAGTACAAATTGCAAAAGATATTATTGCAAAGGACAATGATGTTAAAAAAGTTGTATATGTGAATAAAGGCGCTACTGCTATTAAAGTTGGCGATACAGTGTTGGCGCCAGTTGCTATGACTGAAACATTTGACGCCGATGGTATATTGAAAAGTGCTACTGAAAGTGCTATGGTAATGAATATGCTTAATGCGCCTGTGCTGGAAGTAGCGATTGATAACATCACCGATTTGTATAAGCAAACATATGGCATTGATGATAGTAATAGCAGAATAATTGCAGTATATAATGCCTTGTTCAATCCAGAGTTCAGAGCAGTTATTTGGGGTGTGGCTAATCAAGATTTGTACAAGTTCATGAGCAACTTAAATGAAACTATTACAGCTGCTCGTAAAGGTACAAAGGGCGATGCAAAGTTAACACAGCGTGTTAAGAAAGTTCTTGCAGATATGCAACGTGAACTCATTATATATTGTATAAATCAAACGAATGCTGACTTTGATAGTCTTACAATTTTAACACCTGAAATGAAGCAATACATTCATGACAATCGTTGGAACAAAGATATGTTCATGAGGGTATTGAATAGCAATGGTACAAAGACTGATTTGGATGCACTTCGTAGTCGTGTAAATGCAGCACCTATAAATGAACAACGTAAACAAGATATACTTATAAAAATCAATAGCAATAATAAGAACATTAGGCTTTCCGGTTTAAGAGAACTTGATACAATATATAATCATGCATGGACTTCACCTTATGACGGCACAAAATATTTGCCTAATAATAGTATCCCTAACAACATGATGAATATATTTATGCAAGAACTCGGACTTGATTTACAGTCTATAATGTATGCGCCGCCTAAAAATACTCCTATATATGAACAAATACAGTATGATAAAGGTAGGGTTGACCAAGAAACAACATTGTCGTTTTATCGTGACCAATTCCAGATGTTCACAAATAATGGATATGATTTCACTGTTATAGACGGTCATATTGTTGTAGTTGAACTTGATAAGGAAAGACAATTTGGCTACGGCACATTTGATGAAAATGTTACAAGTATATATTCTGGTAAATATCGTAGTGATAGGCAGTCATTTGTAAAGACGGCAAATGTTGCCAGAAACCTTATTGCTCCTTATCTTAATCCTAAGCTGGACAATGTCAGCCGTGCCAATATAAAAATATCCGATGTTGTATACGACCCCAGCAAATTGAGTAAAAATACACTCGAGTCAATACTTAAAAAATATGGCAAAGTTACACCTCAGACTACATTCTTGTACTTACGCGATATGTTCCTTGACAGAAGCAATGGAGAAACATCTATCGTAATGCGTGATGATGGTACATTTACTTTTATAAATGTACAAAATATGAAGAATGTATTGTCAAAACAAAATCTTACTGCAAAAGATTTGGCAAATGGCAAATACAAATTGTCCAAGTTTATTAAAAAGGATTTTATTGAAGGACGACTTAAAGATACGAAAGTTGTAATAGGTGGCAACCTCGGTTATTACGATAGCGATACAAATACAATATACATTCCAGACGATAGTTTGGATATGAAGCAGTTTACATTACTTCATGAGTTCCAACATGCTATTCAAACAGAAGAAGGATTGCTTGGTGGTATTACTGTCAATTGGCTGTCTTCGTCCAATATAAGCAAATCTCTTAAACAGAAAATTGTATCCGACATTGCAAAGCATAGGCCTGAATTGTTTAAAGGTATACCCAAAGAACGGCATCAGACTATTGCCGAACAATTTGTATATGACACAACAGGTGAGGCTTATGCATATGGCATGGGCGGAGAATGGGATGTCATTGACTTTTATCCTACACTTGTAAAAGACCGCGGCAATGGTACATTACAATTAGTATTGCCTTGGGGCTCCACATATGACCTGACTTATAACTTTACTACTAAACAATCTATTGTAAGTAGGGATGTTAAGACAGCATTGAGCACAAATGAATATACAGCTGATGATGGTACTAAATTTAGATTGGTTGCTACATCGGCTAAAAATTATCAAGGTGGTGGAGGATTTGTACTTGAAGACGGAACATTGTACAGTGCACCCAATGGTGTAGGTGATGTACATGGACCGGTTCAGAAAAAAGTCAATATTGACTTCGGTGTTGGCAATATTGTAACAGTTCATTTTTTCGATAAGTCATTAACAAAAAGCGGTTTCCCCGAATATTTTATTGACGTTAATAGCAAAATGCAAAAAGCTCAATATATGGAAACTGCGGAACTGATAACTGAATTACAAAATCGCGGTTATATTGTAACAGTAGCAAAGATAGATGGCGACCATCATACTGAGCGTATTGATGATTTTCAATATGACGGCTATGGCATATTGCAAGAACTCAATATAAAACAAGAAAGTTATTATAATCCTCAGTTAATGGCCAACGATAATAAAAAGCGTTTGCTTGATTATCCCGTTTATCGCGAAATAAATGAATGGTACAAAGAGGCAATGCCCGACCGAGAAATGCAACCTAATTCGTTGTGCGGTATGATTTTGCCAGACGGTACTATTGCATATACTTCTAAATATTGGACACATCTTGAAGTTGAAAGAGCAGCAGCTACACATTTTGCTCCGGAAGGTAAAGATGTAAAAATTGACAAATTTGTAAAACACAGTGTTGAAATTGCTTTGAATGGCAGATTTGGCAATGGGTTCCAAGATAGCATAAGTATTCGTATCAATGGCAGCATGAATATTGATATGCAAGAGTCACTTACAAATCTTATTGATGAAGCACTTATGCATCATGCAAATATCGAAATTGAGCATCGTCCTACTGCTGTTTATATCACTGCTGACGAGTCAATGTCAGGACGTCAGGTTATGAATGAGCTTCGTAGATATGTAAATGCAGCTAGTGGTAAAACAACTAATGTTCCTGTTGACAGAGTTAGTACAAAGACTGAGTCAGTCAAAGAGAAAGCAGAAGTTGCAACTGAAACAGCTAAGCCTATTGAACAACCTAAAATTGAAGAACCTAAAATTGAAGAACCTAAAATTGAAGAACCTCCAAAGGTAGAAGAACCTAAAGCTGAAGAACCTAAGGTTAAAGAACCTGAAAATAAAGACGTTAAGGATTATGCAGTAAAAGAACTTGCTCCAGATGCTGGCAAAAAGCAGACACGTCCTAAACGACAAAATACAAAGTATTTGTCAAAGGAAGAAGCCGGTCAAAATAAGCATGGACAAACCGTATATAAGTATAAATATGAACATAATACTTATGTATCAAATGCAGATGCTCAAAAGACTAATTTGAAATACTTCATTCGCAAAAATCGTCCTATACAAATGGGACAAGATATGCAATACTTTGTAATAAATGCAAACAAATACAATGTTCCCGAAAATATTTGGACAAAAATTGAAAAGGGAACTCTTGTAAGACAAGACGTAATGGACTATTGGCGTACTGCTGATGAAATGAGCCCTAACACATTTGAACTAATAAATGAAGCGTTCTTCCATAACGATTATGCAAAGTCTTATAAGCAGGTTATCAACTTTACCGAAGGCACCGCTATGGCTGATTATTATGCATTAAGAGCAATAATGCGTAAGGTCGGTTTGGCAGAAGAAGCTATGTGGTCATTGAGCAAAGATGCTATTGTAGCTATAACAAAAGATTGGCTAAAAATTCCAGACATTAAAAAGTTGTATGATAGCATTCGTTTAAGATACAGTTCTTACAAAGGTCAGCCTATTGAAATAAATCGTAATGCTGCAAGAATTACATTCATGAAGTACTATGATGGCTCGGTCAACTCCCTTGCTAAAATAGCCTCCATTGTAAAATATATTGCCGTAAACGGTTGGGATGTGGCCGGTGAAGTTAAGACCACTGCTGGTGATAAAAAAGCTCAAACGAAACGTCACCAAGAAGACTTGGACTTCAGTATTGAGGAGTCCACTGCTGATGTGACCGCCGAAGAAGCATTTGATGCTATTGGTGACAAACTTGAAGCATCTGAACGTAAAGCTATTCAGCAGGAAATATTAAATTATTATGCTGAACAAGTAAGGTCACAAGGTATTAAGTTGTCAAAAGAAGCAATGATACAAGCTGTTAAGAATTTGACAGACGACCAGCTTAGAGACTTCTATACAAAACTTGAAATAAGTGACATTACAGCTCGTAAATTGTCGAAAGATGAAATGCAACAAGAATTGGAAGGTGAAGCAAAACCTATTGTAAAACCTCGTAAAAATTTGTTGCAATCATTGTATCAGACATCCGCTTCAATAAGAAATAATTTGAGTCCTAACGAAAAGAAGAAGTTCCTTGAAGCTCACGGCGACATGTTTACCGAAGACATTAAAGTCAAGCCCGAATTGTATAAGGATAAGCCTTATGAAGAAGTAGAAGCGTTAAGGGCTGAACTTAAAAAGATTAGCGCTGATGTAAGAGCCGGTAAATATGAGTCGCAAACAACTGCTAAAATATTGAAGTCGCTTGAATATTGGCGTAAACGTGCTAAATCAAAAACAGTTCAACAATATCGTGACCAAGCAAAAGGTAAAGCAAATTATAAGACTGAACAAACACTTAAATTTAGCGAATTGGAATACACAATTGACAGCACTGCTGAAATACCTGTTCCGTTAAAGCATATGCTTGATACTACATTTGAAACTTTTGCAAAGACGAATGTGCAGTATCTTACAGGCGAAGGTGAAGTGCATATCAAAATGCAATTGCAAAAATTCCAAGATGCTAACATCCAACGTTTCATGCAACTTACTGAACAGGATGTCGCCGATATAATCAATTATTATCAGCATGCATTACTTGTAGGTAAAGTAAGTGAAGAAGCAATTCGTAAGTTTAACGCGGTTAAGATATATGTACTTGGCTATTTGCATAGGCTTGGTACAGATGGCGACATACATGTAACTGCTGAACAGCTTACGCAAATTGATGAATTGTTAAGAGCAACTGCTACAAGTGCAGGTACAGATTTGGCAGTATTTAGGTCTGTTCTTAAAGTACTTAATCCTAACAAAGCTCTTATACAAAGTATTGCAAGAACCGCTGGTATTGACTTCCGCGAAGAAGATGTTGAAGGTGTAACAAAAGCTATTAAAAGCGGTGATGTAAAACAAATCGAAAAAGCCATGACAAAAATGTATGAGAATGGCTTGAAATTGTACACCGGCAGCAAGAAATCATTCCTTGATAAACTTTGGAAATTTCAACGTATGGCCATGTTGTCATCACCTGGTACATGGATACGTAATATTGTATCTAACACTCTTGTGTCTATCGGTAACAACGTAAGTACAGTTCTCGGTAACCTTTTTGTTAAAAAGCACAGAGCCGGTCAGTATAAACTTACAGGCAAAGATGTAATAAAACTTAAAAGTGAACGAGTAGGTAAAGAATGGCGGTACTTTGGCAAAGTTGTTGTAGACAATAAAGTAGCAAGATTTATTAAAGATAACATTATTGATAATGGTTTGATGAACTTAACTACCGAAGGTCTTAACAAATACGACATCCGTAAGATGGATAAAACAAAACAAACAGGTGCAGATATTCTTACCGACCTTATTGTAAACACTGTTACTACAAAGATATTCAATCAAAATCAGTTTGATACAAAATTCATGAACAATGTTGGTAAAGCATTATTCACAATATTGTCCGATGACCCTTGGATAAATCGTCGTACAATAAGCTATCTCGGCAAAATGTTACAAGAAGATGGCACTGATTTGTCAAAAGGTTTAACAGAAGAAGTAATGCAAGCATATGCCGAAGCTTATACATTGGCCGCTTGGGACTATATGCATAAACCTAACTTCTTTACAAGTATAGAGCAAGGCATAAGACAAAGAGCTGGTGATGCAGGTTATTTCTTGTGGAAACAAATAATGCCATTTGCATCAGCAGGATGGAACTGGTTTATTGAAGGACTTAATTATACCCCTATCGGTTTGGCACGAGGCATTATACAGTTTGCAAGACTTGAAAATACCATTGACAAAATGGATACTGCAAGACGCAAAGGTGACCAGATGCCTTCCAGCAGATTTGCTGAATATCTTGCTAAACGTACAATTGGTAAAGGTATAATTGGTACAGTAGGCCTAATTACAGGAATAATGCTTGGTGCATTTGGCGTTGTAGGCGTAGACGAAGATGACGATAAATTGAAACTCAAAATTGGTGATTTGTATATTGATATATCCGACTTGTTTGGAACAAGCAGTATATTGATTGGTGCAGCCATAACAAATCCTTGGAAAAATAGTGATACCTCTTGGAGCGACAAGTTCTGGGATTGCATTACACAAACTTTGGACCAGTTGTTTATGGAAAGCACATTCAGCGACTTGTTCAATGAATTTGAATATAGTGATACATTTGCTGATTGGTTGTTAGAACAACCTATGAGTTGGGCTAATACATTTGTTCCTAACATTTTGAAAACATTCAATGGCTTGTTGTATAATCACAAAATAAAATACAGTAGCGGCATAATGTATGGTCTTGAAAATTTTGTCATACAAGCTATACCTGGAGTTGCATATGCATTCCCTAAAAAAGTAGACCCTTACACTGGTGAACTTAAACAAAAATATAATGTACCATTTATATTTGACTTTGTAAATCGCCTTGGACCTGTTGACTTTAAGCCATACAGTGTAAGCGATGTACAAGAAGAAGCCATTGCACAGGGTGTACAAAAGACTGAACTCACTGGCAAATACAAAGACATTGGCGAACTTAGCAATAAAGACAAACAGTTGTTAAATACAATTTATGGTCAAATGAATAGTCAAGACTTAAAGAAATTGTATAACAACCAAATTGTTGTACGAGTTAAAGACACCAATGGTAAGTATGTTGAACTGCGGTATAGTCAAATGACATCGGAGCAGAAAAAAAGCGCTATCGAGTCAATAATGACTGATAACGCTAAACTTGCAAAGATATTTGTTTATACCAATAACGGTGGCAAATATTATGCTACACCAACTGAATACTCTGAATTGAGAGCAGCTGGTATAGTCAAAAATGTGTTTAGAGAAACAAGTAAATTAAAAGGCTTTAATTAGACCGATACCATTTGTTTCTTAACAATCTATCGTTCAACCACTGTAACTCCTCAATTGGAGCAACTATTTCTAAATAGTCTCCGGCAAACGGGCATCTCACATAGAGGTGCTCGTTTGTCATTTCAAGAAATCGCAATGAGCCTTTTATATATCTGCATCGTTCCGTTATATAACGATAAGCTTGATGCATATCAAATTCATAAGGAATAAATGTATTGCTATGAATTGTTACCATTATAGGTCCTCCTTTTGATTGATTTTAAGATATAATATTTTTAGGCCATATATTTAATCGAGAAGATTGTTTTCAGGTCTATATTATATATTAAAATTATTCTGGTGTGGTCTTAATCATCAAAATGAAATTGATTTAATTTATTGCCAAAAACATCCACCCAATCAATTTCCAACAATTCAGCAGCATCATTTATATAATGCATAAAATCAATTTCCTTTTTAAGCTCTATCAAATTAACAGTACTTAAATCTTCATTTATAACTTTGCAATTATCTGGCAGATTGGGAAAACTATTATAAGATGGTACACCATTGCGATATTTTATCTTATACAACTTACCATACATTGTATTTGTTGTAGCTACTACACGATTGGCTCTTGTAAGTTCTACTTCTGTACCATCAGCAAATCGTTGTACTACTGTTCTGAATGTCGGACCTTTTTTACAAAAGATACAAAAATCTTCCACATTATTATTTTGTACAATAGATGTTACAATATCTGACCCTAACAGCAAATGTTCAATGGCCGCCTTTGATGCTGCATATCCACCAAGTGTACCAATGTTTGGATAGCCAGGACGTTTCCATGTATATTGTAACCATTCACCGCATAGCTTAATATGGTCACCATACCTCAAGTTTTTAGACCAGTCAAGTACACCGTCCCAACTTTCTTTTGTCAATAAATAATTGTTGACGTCACGCTGCCATATGCGATGTTCTTCATCAAACTCCAGTTCCATGTTCATAACCTTCATAAATTCATCGCATACTTTGTGCATAACATCAAGATATTTGCGACGAATATAAAACATGATACCATCAGTATTTGTTTGTATAACTTTAAGTTCAGGTATATGCTTATGCAACTGACAACCTAATGATGCCAATATAATTTGTCCTAATCTGCAAGTTGTAAGACACATATATTTGTCATACAAAGGCAGATATCTATTACCGGATGCACCGAATACAGTATTAAGAACAAGTTTAAACACTGATACTTGTTCTTTTTCATCTCGTGTTTTATTTTCTTTATGTTTGAGAGCAATACGAGTATCTCTTATCCAACGATATTTTTCTTTATCTTTAATTGCTCGTGACAAACAATTAAAATTAAGCATTATTGCAGGATAGAATGAACCGACATCTGCATTTATCAAAGCCCATTCTTCGTTACTTTCTACATATAAGTTGTTACAATATATAGAATGCAAACCACCATTACCAAATGTAACATCTTCACCAAACAGCTTGAATGTCAGTGTCTGTGCTTTTGGATTACCATCTTTATCAAATGTGTATGGATTTGTGAGTATTTGGTCTACAATTTTATTTGGTATACTATCATATACATATTCTTTTATACTGTCTGGCAATATTACAGTAGAACAATTCTCATCTGCAAATGTTGTATAATGTGCATCCAAAACTTTTGCACAAAGATTTGCATTTGTATTTTTATAACAATCTGCTTCAGGTATACCAAATACACGACCCAGAGCAAGTTTACCTTGTGTATAATCATACTTTATATTTTTATGATAATACATTGAAGCATATACATCGTGTTTATTGTAATAAATAATACTCTCTATATCTTCTTCTGTCAAATCTTCTTTGTCAAATGGAACTTCTGTTTCGCGAATGTCCAGTCCCATTATTGCTTCACAATCTTTAAGACTGCCACCATTTGCATCGTCCATCAATTCATTATAAGCAGCCAATCTTATTTTCTTTTTAGCAAAAGGTGCTAACCTCATATGTTCTTTTGATTTGAACTGGTCGCGAGGTACAATTATAATATCATTGATACATCTTACTTGTTCAGGTGTGAACCCTTGATATATTGCATTTGCTATTATCAAGTCATAACCTTTAATATTGTAACCTGTAAGAACATAATCTTCTTCACGCAAATAACGCAAAAGACGGTCACGAGCATTTTGTTCATCAGACCGCACTGTTACAAATGTATCTTTTATTGTTTCATTCAAATTTCCATCATCCGGATAATCGCCAAATGTACAGCACCACCAATGAGGATAAACCTCAAAGTCAAAAAATCTTAACTTCATATACTACCTCCTTAAAACGGTTTATATTCCGGGTCATAACTTTCGCCATATTTTACAAATACTTGTGTGGCTGCAGATGCTCCTTCTGTTTTTATTAAGTCAGTTTCCAAATCGTACAATGCACAAATATCTTCCTTAAACGTATACATTGCCAACAATTTGTTGTATCCATTTTCTTCTGCCCACGCTCTGTATACTTTGTACATTGTCATACAACGTTTACCAACAAAATCTTTTACACGATAATCACAATCATACAGCCATTCATGCAAAGGACTTTGTCTACGTTTAAACAATTCCAGCAAATGTTGTTCAGATTGACTGATACGAAATCTTCCTTCTTCAAGTGCTGTCTTTATTGCTTGTACACATTTGAAAATGAAATACTCCATATCTGCTTCTGTTAAACGTTCAATAAACAAAGGGTCAGGTTTCTCTACTTTGTGATTAAGTTCAATCAAAATCATTCGACGATACAAGCCAGATGTTTTGTCCATAATCATTGGCAGCCTATTACACGAAAACATACATGTTGCATAAGATACATACTCAACAGGTTCTGCATATATCTGTCGTACTGTAATTCTGTCGCCAGATATAATTGACTTGAAACGGCCTGTATATTGTAATGTTTTACCGTCCACCACATCGTCGTCTATATTACAAAGTTTATCCATCATTGTAGCCAAATGGTAATCTTTGTCAAAGTCGGTAAGTGATATATGACTACAATTTTGTTCACCAAGCATCATTGCTATAATATTTGTAAATGTAGATTTGCCTGTGCCGCCTTCTCCTTTGAAAATAAAAAACTTTGCAAATAGATTTTTCTTTAACAATGTATAACCTGCTATTTGATACAAGAATTGCATTTTAATAGGGTCACCATTGCTAATGTCTTTCATAAACTGGTCAATCCGAGGTGAATAAACAGGGTCTGTATTGTATGACCACGGAATATAAATTGTGTTATATTCTGCTTTATTTGGAACCTGCAATTCACCGGTTACAAGATTTATAATTCCATTTCTTGCTGCTAATTTATACCATTCTTTATTAAAATCTTCACTTTTAACTTGTGCTTTAACCCTTATGAAGTTAATTATTTCTACTCGTTGTGCGTGATTAAAATTTTGACTTAATTCTGTATGGATAATTTGTTCAAGTTCAATCATTGATATAGGCTTATAATATACACCATTGAACTTAAATACTTTATCGCCATACGCAATTATATCATAACGAGATAACAACTCATCAGCCATTTGATTGAGTATATTATTTCGTGTGGCAATATTTTGTTTTTCAGCTCTCTCATGCTTTCTTAATACTGTTTTGTATAATTCTGCATTTGTAATAGCTGTATCAAACAAGTTTTCATTTATAATTTTGATACACTTTTCTACTTCTTCGTCAGTTAACTTATGCGACATCTCTAACTTTGAACGCCATTTGAATAGTGCATCATTACGACCGTCGCCATCAGTCATACCTATAAACGAAGGAGTGCTGTCATTACAAATTGGCTTTAAGAAGTATGGGATATCTTCTACATAATCATGCCATTTGCCCCATTTACGATGAGGGTCATTTGGAGGAAGTATAATATAGCCGGTTTCATTTGCTCTTGTATCAATTACAATATTAAGGCCGCATTTCATTTTAGCCCCGCTTTTGATACTGTTTGTAGGGTCTTTTAACAATATATGAATACCGCGAGAAGTATAATTGCAAGAATATTCTACTTCAAATTTTTCAAGCAGTCTTTCAATATACTCTTGCGCAAGTTCATCTTCTACATTGTCTATATCTACAACAACATAGCCTTTTGGAACTATCCAGCCAATTCTAAAACCATCTTCCACTGCCTCTTGCGCTTCTGCATAAGACATAGGATTAGACCGCCATTTGTTAATAGCGGCCTTATAATCAAGGTGACTGTCGTATTCTTTATTGGTCCACTGCTCATCTCTGTACTTTGGTATCAATGCGAATTTACCGTTAGGATAAATTCTGTTTAATCTTGCCAGCATTTCATCCATAATTGTTATACCCCACTTTTTATTGCAAAGAATAAGTCTGCCAATTTTTGTTTATTGTTAACAATCTTCCAAACGTTTTCTTCCATTGTGTTATCTGCAATTAGAATATCTACTTGCACTGGCTTTGTTTGACCCATTCGCCAAACTCGCTTGCACATCTGGTCAAAGTTTATAAACGAATAGTCCATTGTATAAAAGATTATTCTATTACACATTTGGAGATTATAACTATCACATTGCGAACATTGCAAAAGTAATACATTATATTTGCCAGTCTTAAAATTTGTGATGTCGTCAGTATTACTAATGCCTTTTATATTTAACAGCTGTTGTATATCAGCAAGGTCTGCTTGAAATTTGTATACAATAACAGTCGGTTCATTTGTCAAATTATTTGTTAGCCAATCTAACTTATTGTTATGCTGAAATCTTACGATTTTATTACAATCATCGTCGTCCGGTATATACATAAACCCATTTGCCGCCTGTTGTAATTTACTGATAACTGCTAACTTTGTCAATGTAGTTTCATAATCACTACAAGCTAATACCCCCTTCTCAGCCGACAAATATTCTTTGCTTGGTACAAACGGTATCTTATGAACAGTTGTATTAAGTTCCGGCATATTGTCATCTTCGTCATAATCTACTCGTTGTGTATACATTGCAATATTTCTTTCCCAACCAGCTCTGTATTTTGCATTGATACCAATTGGCACTTTAATCATAGCTCCATGAAAGAACTTTTGGTCTATGTCACAAACCTGGTCTACAAATTGAGTGTATGAAATCTTGCCCCAATCGCCAACATTTAGATTATGGAACTGACAAAATATATCTACATCACTGTTGCCGCGAGGAGTACCTGTCAAGCCAAATACATATTTGCACTTCTTTGTTAATTGATATACAAGTTTAGATGACTTTGTATTATGCGACTTTATCTTATGACATTCGTCTGCAACAATTACATCCCATTTTACCTTCAATAATTGTTGTCTTGTATTATCCATCACAGCAGCGTTATAACTTAAAATAACTGTATTTGCCGGCAATATATTCTGCGGTACAATTTCTTCATCCCACATCTTTTTAACTGATGTTGCGGTAGATAAAATAAGTACCCTCGCATGACCATCAAGTGATTTATCAATATCACGTATGGCATCAATGCAAGGGTATGTTTTACCTTTGCCCGGCTTATAGTTAAGGCATCCATGCTTTATTTCAAGCAGAAATTCATGACCCAAATATTGGTAATCACGTTTCTTCGTTAGATACTCCTGATATTCCATTGTCTACCTCCAATCGTTGTAATAATGCTTCTATAATAAGTGGGTCGTCTATTGCGAACCACATGCCTCCCGCTCTTTTAATCTGTCTGCTCACCACTTGTTGTGCATCAGATACTTCGCCAAGGTGACCGTCTCGTTTAAGTTCTATTCCTACAAATATTCCTACCTTGTAATCTTCGCCGTACAACTTTTGCAATGTAGATAATTTGACGGGAATACAAGCCGTCAAATCAGGCCGTCCCTTTTCTGTAAAAACGTTTTGTGCATTCTTATAAACATAACAACCATATTTACGAAGTATGTTCATGGTTTTTCTTTGTACTTTGCTTTCACGTTCAGTTTGTGCCATACTCATACTCCTTACATTTTTGGTTCCAATCTTTAATTGCTTGTTCGCTACTTTTTCTTGTCAATGCTGTACCACAACTTTTGCAATGTATCATATACAATACTTTGTCTGTTCTGTAATTGTGTACATCCAACACAATATTGTTACTTCCACAAAGTGGACATCTATGTAAACTTTCCATTATAATCTCCTTTGCCGGCTGGGAACTCTAATCATAGCCCGCATTTAACTCTATTTGCACCGGCCAACAAGTAACAGATTTTGCTTACCAATCGCTCCAGATAGGATGCGTTTAGATTGGCTTTTATAAGCTGCCGTCCGTCGCGGTCTTGTTCTCGTTATCACCACCAGCGCTGTGCAACGAGAGTGGGGTCCTAATTTATATCGAGCCGCTTAACTGCGCATCACAGATAGGACGAATGCGGCCTGCGGTGGCTACGGGTACAAGAATTGAACTTGTATAGTCAGAGTCAAAGTCTGATGCACTACCATTGTGCTAACCCGCAATTATGGCCCTCTCCCGAGGAGTCGAACCTCGCCAGATAGTTCATGACGCTATCCGCCCACCGGTCTTCGGAGAGGATAAGGGCCAAGAGAAACTACCGTTGAAGAGACTGTGTAAAGGGCGGTTGTTTTATTTTTATTTTGTTTCTCTTGGCTTTTGGTGGGGCCTGTCGAATTGAACGACGAACGGTGATAGCTGCAGCACCGAACAATGCCATTTAGGCCCCATAAGAGGGCTCATTATAGAGCCCGCTCATGTCAGTCTTCAACGGGTTTGTAAGAAGAAGTGTCAATTTTGTAAGACACCTTTTCTTCGGTCACATCCTCAAAACGGCCATCTGCTGTAGGACGTTTGCTTTCTTTAATGTAAGTGTCGCGTTTAACAGTTGCAATGAACTGATGTCCGATAAGGTCATTTCCGACCGTTTCATAATCGAGTTCAAATGTTGCTTTCTGTTCAGGCGTAAGATTGAGACAAGCTGCAATGAGTTTATTGAGCGACCATCTTGCATTCTTTGCGAGGGAATGATATACAATGCCTGTACCAGCATCAGATTTCATGCTGAACTTCCACATCGGGTCACCCGCTTTACTTTCAGTAAGCTCTGCCTCATCAACCTTAAACACAAATTCTCCTTCCTGTTCAAGGAACTGACCACCTTCATAATCTGCGAACTTTTCTTTCATTGTTGTTACTCCTCCGATTTATTTTCTTCTTCGCTTTCTTCGACCTCTGGTACTACAATTTCCAAATGGTCCAGTCTTCCAGCCTTGACTAATTGTTGCCACTTATCGTAGGTGAAATCTTCTACGAAATCACCTACTTTAAGGGCTATATCCCGAGTCCCGGTATCAATCAATGGATGCGGTCCAACATAGACAAGAAACTTTACCGTCTTCTGTCCTTTATTATCTAACACCGTTTTCCTACAGCAATAGAAAATATTGGAAGCATCTTTCATATATTTTGTACCGGAATTCTTGGTTAAGTCAGGTATGATACGAAGCTCTTTGTTCAAGCCGCTTGTTTCATACATTTCCATTTCCTTAACGTGGGAAACCCATACGAATTGTACCTGCATATCTTCGGAAAAACGTTTCATGATATCCTTTATGCCAAGGACCATCTTTGAAACATCTCCCCATTCATTTGTGGAAAGTTGTTTACCGTTTTTAGCATATTCCATGTAAGCTTTATAGTCATCCTGCAATGCACCAATTGTATCAATTACAATCGTTTTGAATTTAGGTGCACCAGGTTGTTTAAGCTCCCACAGCAAATCTGCTAATTTGTCGATTGACGTTTTCTTGATTTTGCCATTAACAGGTTGGTCATTACGAAGGTTCTTTGTTTTAATAAGACCTTTTTCAATGTCATCCTTATATGCCATAGCAAGAACTCGTCCACCGCCGTCATCACCTACCGACACATATAGCATCGGCTTTGGATATGAGCCTGCAATGAGTGTCTTACCAGATTTCGGTTTACCCATATACAGGTCAATTTGATGTGTAACAAAACTATCAAATTCCATATCCTACCTCCTTTCTAAAAAGTTTATTAGCTCGGTATTAAAACCGGGGCCATCTGTTGAATAATAAAATACTTTGCAATTTGCAAATTGTTCAATCATTTTACAAGACCTTATATATTCTTGTTTAATTGCAAAGTGCAAATCTTTATCTACTATATTATCTTCACCACGTTGCATTGAACGGTTCCAAGAATAATTTGTTGTACACAATACAACTTTATGACCACTCAGTAAATCCTGCAAATCTCTTAATTGCAAATAGCTTGGAGCATCTTGTCTTACAAAACGATATACAAATTCTGTAAGAGGACCCCTATCTACTATCCAATTGTTAACACTATTACTATGAACTAAATCAAAGTCATACCATGCTGCAAGTTCTGCATATTTATCGTCCATTCTATCCGGTGCTTTTGCAATTTGGTAATTGTAATGTTCATACAAATAATTTACTAATGTTGTTTTACCACTTCCGTCTACACCTTCAAAATATGTTATCATAATGCTCCTCCAACATACTTATATTCAAAACGTTTGAGTTCAATTAAACATTCTTTATATGACGGTTTCAATGTTATAATACGTTGAAGGTCATCATGACTATTAAAATATGCTACTGTTTGCAGATTGTCAAATCCTTCAAATATCTTCCTTTGTTTATCCTTAGGTTCATGTATTAAAGGAATACAATCTGCCCTTACTGCTTCCCAAAATCTTGCTGATAACATCGCCGGAAAATCTTTGTTGTCGTCATCTGCAATAATTGTATAACGTGCTTTACTTATAAGTGATAGCCAATCTGGTCCAAACATCTTTTGCTGCTGATAAATAAAGTTAGGATTTTGTTTAACAAACTCTTTTACAGGCTCTTCTGTTCTGTTAAGCCAATCTCCTACCATTATTGTACCTGTTAAACCATTCAACCATTCAAGTTGTGATATACGATGTTTTATAGTTCCATGCATTATATAAGTTAAGTCTATTTCTTTTTCTCGTAAAATGAATGGGTCCCAGCAACATTGTGTTTCAGACAATGAATAATCAAATGGCAATTCAGGTATAAGCATTTTCCATGTTACTGGAATAATTGCTTCCTGTTTGAAACAGCTCAAAAAGCCTTTATATCGTTCTTTGTTTGGCTTTTCCCAAATGGACATATAACTGCCTATTGCAAACATCGGCGTTGTATATTCGCATTTGAACCGTGCATCTCCAAGCCATATTACCTGTTGTTGCCAAGGAAGTGTTTCAATCATATCTTCCCATTGCAATTGTTCATATCGGCTTAAATTGTTGTACAATGGATGACATTTATAATCAGCTACTATAAGCCAATCCGTTGGTGTAAATGTTTTAGGAAACTCATTTATGTTTGTTATACATCTCGCTACTTCTTTTCTACAAACTTTATTTAAGAAGCATCTTGTGTATTCCATTTCACGATGTGCATATGATTTATCAAGTATAGATACAAGATATACCATTCATCTCACCCCTTTATAATAGTCATACAGTTGCAACATCAATTCATAATCTCGTTCATACACATGCATGTTATCTGTGTGCCAATGAATTAACCCCATTTGTACTTCTGGATATAACTTCTTTGTATCAGCAAGGAATTTTTTATATACAAATACTTGCCAACCAAAATCATTAAAGAAGCCGGTGGTTAAATCGTTAGACCTCATGTTTACCATCATATGCAGTTCATCATCTTGTACCATGAATGATGTAGCATATGTGCAAATGAAATCGCTTTTTGCATGGATATTGTCGTTCCATTGTATTACAATTTCAGGCCTATTGTAAATCATGACTGCATGCTTTGTATGTTTGCTCTTTGCCATTTGAGCCAATGCATGCTCATACTGATTATAGTTACCTTTGTCAAATACAAGATATCCATAATTGGAATTTATATGACCGTCTTTTGCACATATCTTACTCCATATAGGGTTCTTTTCAATGCCCTGATGATTTGTTATATGCAAATCTTGCGACAAATACCATTGCAATTCATTATACAAATAGTCATATTTTGTAGTACGAATATTTCCCAAATTTAAGTATGGAGAATTTGGAATAAGGTCTATGTTTACATTAAGTATCTGACATAATTTGTCAGTACATTTTTTAGATTTAAGCCTTCTCCCAAGTGGCAATATAACTGCCTTAGCTATTGCTTTCTCGTTTGCTGTCAGTTCCATCTTCTACCTCCTCATATTGAGGGTCATCAAAATATTTGTTAACCATTTTAATGAAGTCATCTTTGCTGTCAATGTATTTACCATTGATAAGAGTACGGATAAGAACCATTGTAGCAAATGCCATTTCCGGTACAGAAACACCTTGGTCGGCTTTTACTGTATAACTTTTGTCATCGCAAGTTATACAAATAATAGTTTTTGTTTCATATTGAACATCGTTGTTTTCCATTTTATAACCTCGTTATTGTGTAATTTAATTATTCATATATTATAATATATTCATATTTTCTAAAAATGTTACCTTCTTTTTCGACCATAATTTCAATTATAAATTATTGATATAATGGCCACCAAAATAATTTTAAGATATAATATCGGCCTAAAACCTAATCTTTCGATAGAATATTCAGGCCGATATTATTATATCTTAAAATCATTCATTAGTTTTAGATGCTGTATCTATAAGCCTATTGAGATACCACTGTGCTTTCTTTAAGTCTTGCATAAAGTTTTGTTTTGTCGGTGCTCTATACAAATACTTAATGACTTGACCTACATCATACGCTTGTTCGCCGTCGTACATATTTACAATAGCAGAGATACAGTCAATACATTCAATCTTTCCTGTCTTGTAATGTTGAGGGTGGTTAACCATATCATACGGTGAGCTTGCAAGTTCTCTGTCGTCCGGGACTTTTGGTCCTGTGCATTTTTCAACATCCAAGACGTCAAGTATAGGAAGAACTCGTTTATCTATCATAACTCCATGCTTACCGTAGTCATCTCTTACTTCTTTGAATTTTTCCGGATTTGTATATACGTCTGCAACTTCGTTTTTGAAATCTTTATTGCCTATTTCATTCATCGAACTTTACCTCCAAATATTTTCTGCTTGCAAGATAGTCTGCAATATGTACGAGTTGCTGACTTTTACGTTCAGGTTTTGGTAATATTACATCCGGTTCATACTTACTCGTATTCCATTGACCCATGTGAGTTTCAATCAAGATACAAACACTATCAATGTATTCTCCGTCTACAATATTTTCGTCTTCAAGTTGCAGATGTTCAAGCCATTCTCTTACAAGAATAGGATGCTTAAATTGTGTGTACTTTGTAGGAGTATCATCGTAGCCGTATTTGCACATATCATGTAATATAAGTGCTGCAATACCCCAGTCGTGTGTCCAGTAAATATCTTTGTTACATTCGAGCTCTATCAAGTCAGCAAATATTTTCACAGCCGCACAAGTATGACGATACAAGCCGCCTTCACCTTGTGCATATTGTGGATGATATTTGCCGGTGCTTGATGCTCCTTCTTTCATAAACCATTTGGGCATGTGACAAAGTATTCGTGATGTTGTCTGACGAATTTTGTCATTGTGAATAAGTTCCAGTTCTTTTTCAAAAGGTATCATTGGTCTATTCTCCTTTAAGTTCTTTAAGACGAGCTTCAGCGTCTTCTTTTGATAAATAAACAATTTTTAAACTATAATGACAATCGAGTCCGTCAATTATTAAAACTTGACCAGCTTCCGTAAATGTAAAAGCCCAACACTCGTGCTCTTTAATTTCAGAAGGACAATCATTGACAACATAAAATCTATCGCCTATTTTGCACGGAAGCTCCACCGCCTTGTCCAACCTCTCGCGCAGGGCGGCGTTTTCAGATTTGAGGCGTTCAATCTCATTAGGAGATAATCCTGTGTCCTCATATTCTGTAAGTTTTGAGATTATAAGCGGAGAAAATGTTCGTATTCTTGCGCTTGCCTCTAATACATCACTCACGCCGTCCATGTTGATTATCCCTTGTCCTGCTTTATTATGTGCTGTCAATCTATCTTTAACATTCATTCTTTCCTTTCCTCCGCGAGTTTTTCAAAATAAAAAATAACTTTTTGTTCGTTTGGAATAACCAGCCAGTAGCGATTAGCGATTCTGTATGTTACACAATCGCGCATAAGAACCTGCGGCATATGTTCAAGATTTTTGCGGAAATTTTCTAATGTTGATGAGCCTTTATAATGATTGCAACTTCTACACGCGGGTAACAAATTATCCATTTCGTTTGAACCATTGTGCCAATACAGCGATTGAACGTGGTCTATCTGCATATCCTTAATATCGAGTTCACAGCCGCAATACGCGCAATGCCCGTTGCATTTGTCATATACTTGCTGTCGAACTTTTGCGCTAAATCTTTTTCTTTCCACTGTTTTCCTCCGCGAGTTCTTTTTCGGCTTGTTCACATTCATTAGCAATAATGTAAAGTGCCAACATTTCTATATCTGTACTACGAGAATGGGGTTCATTGCCATGAGGCAAAGTCATATTAGTTTTAACAACATATCTTCTTGCAAGGTTAAGTAAGGCTCTACAATATTGATTCTTTAATTGTTCTGCTTTCTCTGCTCTATGTTCTGCCTCCTTATATTTATTTACCCAATAAAGCCTATCATTTTCAGCATCGTCATAACCCGCCTGCAAAGCAATGTTTGTAATTTCCAAAGAATTAACTTGTACTTGCAAATCTTTTACATCACCAATCCCCGCCTTGATAAGCCGAAACATCCATAATATTTATATTTTTGGACGTCGGCTAGTTCTTCATCGTTTACAACATAATAATCTCGATGCATACTTTTTCCGTTGTAAACACCATTTTCTTTTATTATGTTAATAATCTTCTCATGTAATTCCTGCTCGGTCATTCTTCGTCCTCCAAATCAACGCCGTATCTCAATTCCAATTCTCTGCAAAACTGTTTATACCATTGCAAATCCTTTAAATCCTTTCTCGCAGTTTCGTCAAATCCTTTACCGAGTAAAAGCAAAATCTCTCTTGCCGTTTCCTTTCTGGCTTCTTCACAGTCGCAAAGTTCGCCGCTTTCAATTGTGTTTTCTAATTCCACAAGTCGGTTTAATAATTTTACTATCTTTTGAGCAGATAAGACTACACATAAATTGTTGTCTGATTTTGGTGAGCATACAATTTCATGTTTATCATTTATGACGTCTACATAATAGATGTCATCTTTGTGTGTCAATCTCTTATAACCCTTCACTTCTCCACCTCCTGCCGCATTTCGGCGACAATTTGTTCTGCAATTTTTATACAATCTGAATATCCTTCACCGTATTCCCACGTCAAAAGTTTAGGACTTTCTTTTGCTTTCAACCTTTCCACAAACTCATCAATTACATCGCTTGCTTTGCGGTAGCCTGCTTCGTATATGTCTTGTGCTAAACAATATTCGTTTCTGGAAATTTTTGTAATATAAATTTTTTGTATTACTTTTGCCATTTCATCAATCTGTTCCTGTTTTGGTTTCATAGTGTTACCTCAATCAATGCTCGTTATCTCCTTGTCGTATCTTACTCGTTTAAGTCGAGGGAACCGTAATGAATACAATTTTGTACCATATGTACCGGAGTTCTGACTCATAGAGAAGTAACTGACTTCTACAATTTTACCTACTATGAGTGCGGGGTCATCGGCCCATAGCATACGCTGTTCGTCAGACAAACCTGCTCCAATCGATGCTTCAATATGTTTGCCATCATCCGTTATTGCCACACATTGAAGTGCTCCTACCATGCCATCGTATTTGCCGTTGCCATACTGCCAATCTTTTACAAGCATATCAATCGTATAAGTGTTCTTAACTTTGATGAGGTCGTCAGTACGTTTATGCTGATATACTGCACCGGCTCTGTTCAAGATAAGACCTTCTGCACCTGCACTCGTTATTTCGTCAAGCATTGCTGCAACTACATTTGTATGATTACAATTTATGTGTGTCAATACAGGCAATATTCGCACTTCATCCGAATGAGGTTGCAATGTGTCGAGGTATGACCTACGATTACCGTACACTTCGCCATCAATCATGATGTCAAATATATTGTAAACCAATTGCTTATCTTTTAATTTACTGTTTATAAGTCCGGATGTGCTGTTAAATTGACCGCCATAATGAGGTATTTGTTTACCATTTGACAAGGCGTCAAACATTTGTTGACTATCATATGTCTGTTGTGGCGATAAAAGTTCTCCATCATACACTACATCAGTAGGCAAATCACCCATGTTTATATTAACTTTAAGTGGCTTACCATTCCGGCTTGTGAAATGCCATTTACTGCCATCGTATCTTGCAATACATCTATTGCCATCAAGTTTTTCTGTGACGTAATATACATCATCTTTTAACTTGATGTCCTCAAACTTTTTAGCAAGCATAGGTGCAAGACCATCTTTCGGCAATTGCGATGGACCAATGCCGAGTCGTAATGTTCTGTTTACAATGGAAGCTATGAAGTCAGTTGCATAACCACATTGTTGCATCGCCTGATAACAATTGAGCTGTGTAAAGTTGTTAGACCTCATCGGTTCATACAACGGACTGATATATTGCTTGAATGTAAGCTCAGACATACTATCTTGCGGTCTGTGTGGTGTACAATACTCGTCATATGTATAACCAAGCTTGTGTTTACCGGCAAGTATTTCAAGTATATACTGCCAGTCCTCTTTGACTTCGTCCGTAATTGTACTTATGATACGTTCCTTTTCAAGTCGACTTGTTGTCTGCTGCAAATCAAAACAAACTTGTTCAAGAATGTTAATTCTCTGTCCTAATGTTATCATATTTGTAACTTGCACCTCCATTTAACCAATGACAATATTTCGCAGCTTCCATGTCGCTTGCGAATGTTGTTACTCTACAAAATTTAGACTTATTAAGTTTACTTAATTCATCAAATTCTGTACAAATGAAACCTACTTCAAAACCGCTGTGCTCATTATTGTACATATCTTTATATTTATAATATCGATATACAAACATTATTCCTCCTTTTCCTTAAAATAAGGACAATCTTCGTTAATGTCGAAATCATACAATACACAGTTACAACCGTGTTCATCGATATTAAATACTTCACATTGTTCACCGATACATTGCCATTCACCTACACAAGCATCATGTTTACAAATAGCACATCTACTCATCACTCCCTCCAATCATCGTAAATTTCAATTTCGTACAAGTTGGACCATTCGTTCCATTGTATGACAACTTTGTTATTTGCAACATTCTTTATAAAGTCTATCAGTTCTTCAAGTGAGCCGATATTCTTTGTATAATAGTTGTAGCCAAAATCGTTATTAACGACCGTATGCTCTTTTGTTACTCCTTCGCAAGGAAGTTCTTTCATGGTATAAGCAGATGTCCTTGATATTTCAAACTTCATTGTTATTACTCCCAAGGCAAATCGTCATCATCGTACAAAGAAGGAATATCTTCGTCCTTCATTGTTGCTTGTTCAGGTGCCGCCTCTTGCATAAATTCGTCAATGCTTATTTGATGAGGCTCCGGCTCTCGTTTCCTTTTCCTATATTGTGGTATCCATCGGAGCCATGCACCACATTTTGTGCAATACCAACCGATGTGTGGTCCTTTGTGTCGAGCTTCAAATGAAGTACTGCCACATTTCTTACACTTTTCCGATTCCATCGCTGCCTCCATTGAGATAATTTACAAGTGTCATTGCTTGTTTCTCTGTCTGAACAACATGCACTTGAACCCAAGTACTGTTTGCAAGAAAATATCCAACTTCAAAACCTGTTTCAAACGGCATGTATACCCAAAGCATACCTTGCTTTTCTACTTGTTTTGCAAGTTGTTCGAGTTGATGGTTTGTCATTCGTAATGCCATTGTTATAAATACGCAGAACACTACGGCGAAACCTACAAAAATGAAAAGTACAGTTTCATATATGCTCACTTACTTTCCTCCTTTTCGTACGCTTCAATCTGCTTTTCAGCTTCAAGGTCTGCCTCATAGTCCCTTTGCATTTCTGCATACTCCATGGCCTTTTCATAGTCATACTCGTCATCGTCTGGGCCACGGCCTATCCAAGGTGCTTGAATGTTTTCCATATTATACCTCCAACTTTATTTAATATTGTACATTGTCCATCATATATTGCTCCTCTTATTTCGTTTAGTACTAAACTCATATTCAGCAGCAATACTATCGAGTAACAACGGATTGATTTTCTCATCCGGCGTAGCAGCAAACAATCTTAGTTGTACACGTATCAAACTTGCCATTTGACCTTTTGCACTGTCGCCGGTAAGCCGTCTTAACTTCGATTGAACTTCTGCTTTTAAGCTCGGTTCAATATAGAAGTTAAATATCTCCTTCCGTTCGTCCGTCATATTCATCTTCCTCAAGCTTTTCAGACTGCTTACAATAGCCATCAAACTGACAGCTAACAGGGTCGCATTCACACCATTCACATTCGCCTAATTCAAATGCTTCATCAAATGTCATGTTTATCACCTCGTTCAGATTTATTTTTATACTTTTTGCATGCTACAATATGGTCTATAATTGCCGGAGATATACTTGCTACAAATATAATTGGAAACAATAGCACAATTAACCATGCCGGCATATTATTTATCCTTCTTGTTGTCATCGTCATTGTGTTCTTTGTGTTCCAGCCACATTTTATATATGACTGGAACAACCACTATAATTATGAACACAAGAAATGCAATCAAAATAAGTATTGATATAACCGTTGCTACTATTTCAAGAGCGCTCATTTGTCACCAACTCCTAACCACGGCTTACAATTGTTAAGATATTCACAGTTCTTACAATTATATGCACCATATTTGCGCAAGAACGGCATGCCTTCCTCAATCATCTTGTCTATCATCTGTGACTCGCGTATTAAGTCATCAGTCATGTTTGTTACAACATCGAGGTCAGCCCACTGCTTTGACAAATATGCTGCTTTATTTGTTTTGAGATTGCAATAACAGTCGTAGTAATATCCGCCTGGCTTACAATTATACAACGGGTCCTCTCCATGGATGGCGATTACCGCCTTCTCATACATATCGGCCGACAGGTTCTGCGATTTGCTTCTGGACAATGTTCCATTGCTTAACAATATTGGTTGACCGAAGTCTTGCTTGGGTATGTCAATGTAACCATACTGTATATTATGAACAGGTATGTCATAGGCCATTGACACAAGTGTAGCATACAGTGGTAACTGACTGTCCATATCAAAGTCATCCTGCGACTTGCGATTGGAACTGAATTTGTAGTCAAGAATTATAGCATGTGTAGGTGTATACAACAAAAGGTCAATGACACCAACAAGGGACTGTTTAATGTTGTAGTAACCCATCTCGGCAAGCTCATCAGATGTAAACTGCAACTTGACCTCTCGTTCAATAAGAACATCTGTTCCAGACTCACGCTTGAGTTCTTCTATGCACTGCTGTTCATACTCAGCTGTCTGCTTAATTACTGCCGTGAAGTATCTCTGCCAATTGTTAATTGCAAAGAAGTTCTTCAAGTCTATTGCATCCACTTCTGATGGAATTATGCTATAATAATCATCCTTTGTTACAACACCATCTGCAGTGTCGTCACGCAGCCGCCCTGCTTTATACATCACGTCATGTGCCATTGTGCCGAACGTAAGATGCTCTGACGGCGGCTTACAAGGCGGCGTATGAAGAATGTATCGGTGATTGTATTTAGCCATGCAATCAGTAAAACAATTCAAGCTACTATTGCTATGGCTCATTCTTCTTCCTCCTCATTTTCCTCATTTTCAGGTGCGCTGTCATAGTTGTGCTTGTTAAAGTCAATCATATTAGAGCACTTATTAAGTTCATTAACCATTTCCTGCACATCTTCTATCGCAATAGAGTGAGTTTTATTCCATACATCTGCAAACCCTCTGCACATAAGTTCAAATTTAACCTCTTCTTTGTGCAATTCTTCATTCCAAAACTTTTTGGTACCATACTTAGCCATCTTTTAATACCTCCTGTTGGCCAATATATTCTATTGTTAACTTATTGTACACCAATCTGTAAAAGTTGCTTGCAACCTTAAAGTTGTGATACAATATAGCAACAATCATTTGTTTGGGCCAAGACCACTCATAATCTTTGCCATTAGGAAACCATTCAAATGTGTCTGTGTTGAAATAACCAATTGTGACTGCTTGTTTTCTATCACAATGTGGATACAATTGACATTCCAGCTCATGCGGTCGGACAACAAGATGGAACATATGAGCAATCTTGCCATACTTACAATACACATTATTCTTCCATTTCATTAAATATTCTCCTCATAATCTCTTTGAGCTCATATTCATCCTTGTCCATTGCTTTACCTTTAAGTTTCTTTGCAAAGTCAGGGTCAAAAATGCTGATGATTGTCAGCAATTCATTGCTTTCAATAACCCGTTTCTCCAATGCATGAAGACCTGTAAGAAGCTTGGCCTTATACATAGCATCTTCTTTTGCATCATCTGTCTGTTTGCCAAGCGATATACATTCAATCCCCTCGCGACTGTCGTTTCTGATACCTACAAACAATATGGCTTTGTACTCCATCGTTTGCTTAGTATTAGTATCAGGGCTCTCGATTGTTACTTTGTGCATATGTTACCTCCTAAATAAGTCTTCTGTTATACCATCAGCTGCCAGGCGACGTTTGAGTTTACTAACTTTTGTTCTGTCAGCTGTACTTACTGTGTGACTGCCGTATGCTCTTATGAGTTGGTCGTACTGTCTTACACCTATCATGTCGATGATTATGTTGCGCTTCTCTTGCAGCATGTCGTTATAGGCCTCGTCGTCATATTGCTCCATGATGTCATCCTCGGCCTTGGGGTCTGCTATTGTATCGGCGACCATCTGTGCTTTACCTTCTTTGTCGTATGCCACCGGCTCATCTATTGACACAATCTGGGGTTTATATCTGTCTTTGCGAATGTCCATCAGCACCTTGTTTATGAAGCTGCGGTTTATCAATGACTTATGAATATAGTAACCCTTCTTGTACAATGTACAAATAACGAGCCTGCAGGTCTGACACAGGTCTTCAAACTCCAGGCCCCAATAATTATGCTGCTGTCTGGCCAGTTTTTGTATCAGTGGGTCGAACAGCTCAAGTAACATATCCAGTGGCGGCTGTTTATAGCCTATGACGTATCGCTGCTTCTCTGTGTTGTAGCTCTCGTCAAGCAGCTTACAAATAGCAAGTACTGCTTCTTCCTTAGGTATGGTGTTGTATCTGTCGTTCTGTGACACAATGAACTCTATCCGCCAACCGGACAGTGAACTGTGCTCATACTCAGCGTAGACCAAGTAACTATATACTGCATCAGTACTCACAAGGGACTGCGAGATGACTGTTGCAGGAGTTATAGGCCCGTCGCTGAATATGCCAACGTTAGTTACAATGTTACTAAGTATGTTGTGACTCTTGCTCATGCAATTCCTCCAATATCATCAATAGTTGTTTTATGATAGGCTTTTTAGCCGGTGCTGCATAGTTGTACAACTTAACCGCCTCGGTCATGACAATGGCCAGCTTCTGCTTGTACAATGAGGGGGTACTGACCGTGGTGACAGGCTCCCAGCCCATGTCGAGCAATATCTCGTTGTCTACAATGTGGTATAGTATCCTGCGAAGGCTGTATGTGCTGGACCTGCTGCCGTGACAAGATATCAGCTCATTGTACTCTGGGTTCTCGATGTTTATGTGCAACTGAACCATGCCTGTTGTACGGTGTGGAGCCTTGGGCAAATTCTCTATGCACAATGTACCGTTCATGCCCATGTCTACAATGCGGTTGACAACATCGTCGATGGAGCCAAACTGCTTGAGCGTGTCACTGACGTACTTATGCACGTACACGTTGTATATCATTTCAGCTGTGTCTCCTGCCAGTGCCTATCGGCCCATCCAATGAGCTACGACCGACCTCTGCCGCCTCGATGCTCTTGTGTCGCTCCTCACGCCTGAGTCGTTCCAGCTCGTTTTTAGCCATCTCTACCTCCCATGCCTGTTTGTCTCTGGCCGTGGTGTTCTGCCACTCGCCGTGATACTCACCAGGTATGATGTTGGCGCCACTGTAACGAGCAGGTATGTCGTCTGGATGGGGCTTACGTTCCCACGACTCGATGACATGCCGACCGTCTGTCTCACTCTTAGGCATAATGGACCATCGTTTAATGTGTTTGTTGTTTGCAACTTCCACTGGTAACATTGATACTACCTCCTTTTATTACAATTAGGGATATTGAGCCGTGAGGCCGCGTCCTAACTGTTGTTCTAATATATTATATAATATATGCCACCGCCAATGTAAGACCCCGTTTAAGGGGCCTATTACAATGGAGGTAGTCTGGGCGGCCAGAG